AAAAGTAAATGGCTGGGTTGGAATGCTACTGCTAAAGTCTATGCCTTGGCGTATAGTGCTAAGTTTGTAAAAGACATAACTGATACAACCAAAAGCCAAATTCAAGGAATTTTAGACCAAGGCTATAATGAAGGCTGGGGTACAGATCAAATTGCTTCTGCGATTGAAGAATTGTATTTGACTGACATAATCCCTTACAGAAGTGAGGTCATAGCTCGAACAGAAATTGTACGGGCTTCAAACTACGGCTCCCATATGGGGGCTAAGAAAACTGGTTTGAAGTTGAATAAGGAGTGGATTGCTACTCCGGGGGCGAGAACTCGCCCAGCTCATGCGGCGGCTAACGGTCAAACTGTAGGGATTGATGATCCATTTATTGTTGATGGAGATAAGTTGATGTATCCAGGAGATACTTCACTTGGAGCCAAAGCCTCAAATGTAATTCAATGTCGCTGTGCTTCTGGCTATGTAAGATCGGCAGAAACGTTAAAACCAGTTGAGAAGCCTAAACCAGTTTAAAAACCTAAGCCACCCAAATTCATTCAATGACGTTAAAAAATACAAAGTGTAAAGAAGTATCGGCGATTGGTTTAAGGAGGAGTTTCAATGACTACAATACCTTACTCATCAGAATTGTTTGGGGGAGGTGACGCTTGGTGAATAAATTTAGAGTGCCTTTTGAATTGAAGTCTTTGGACTTGGATGAAGGCACGTTCGAGGGTTATGCTTCTGTATTTGGTAATGTTGATGACGGCGGCGATGTAATTGAGCCCGGGGCTTTTACCAAAACGCTACAAGAGCGTGGGGGCAGAATCAAAATCTGTTGGAACCATGATCCGTATGAGCCCATTGGTACTCCAATTTCAATGACTGAGGACAGCAAAGGGCTTTTGGTGAAAGGCAAAATCTCGAAAACTCGGAGGGGCATGGATGTCCTTACTCTTATGCGTGATGGCGTCATAAACGAGCTGTCTATTGGATACAGTCTTATCAAGCATAAGATGGATGGAAGAATCAGAAAAATCACCGAGCTAAAGTTGTGGGAGTTTTCGCCTGTTACTTGGGCGATGAATCCGCAAGCTCAAATATTGGGGGTGAAATCGGTAATGCCTTTTGGAGATTTACCTTTGGCTGATGCTGGTGTGGGTTGGGATGGTGCGGCGGCTGAGAAGAATATTCGTGCTTGGGCTGGCGGACCAAACAAAGACGATGTTGATTGGGAGAAATATGCTAAAGGGTTCTTTTGGGTGGACCCAGAGAACTCCGACAACTTCACCGGATACAAATTACCATTCGCAGATGTTGTTGATGGGGAGCTAAAAGCAATTCCCGCAGGAATCTTTGCTGTTGCTGGCGCAGTACAAGGTTCTCGTGGAGGGGTTGATATAGATGATTCAGAGTTGGATAAGGTAAAAAGTGTTGTTGCGAAGTATTACGAGAAAATGGAAAAAACTCCTCCTTGGAGTAAGGAGGAAAAAGCTGGGCGTATGCTGTCTGGAGCTAATATCCAACTAATACGTTCAGCGGTATCTGCTCTTCAGGCACTTCTGGAAGCCGCTGAGCCAGTCACGGAACTAGAAGCCGCTGGAAAAGAAGCCGACCAAAAGGTCACTTCTACAATCGAACAGCTTGACGCTGAGCTGAAACAATTTATTATTGAGAAAGGTAAGGTGAATTAGGTTGGAAGAAACCAAAAAAGCAATCCAAGGTTTGAACGACACTTGGGTCGAATTCAAGAAGATTTTGGAGAGGCAAGATGCAGAAATCAAAATGTTCGGGGCGGCGAAAGCCGAAACCCAAGAAATCCTGTCTAAACTCAACACCCGGCTGGATGACTTTGAAGTAAAGTTGAACCGGGCGTCACACCAGATCGCTTCTGCCGTTGTGGCTGAATCCAAAATGTATCAAGAAGCGTTCGTGAAATGGGCTCGGTATGGTTCCGTGTCGGCTGACGAACAGAAATTCCTCCGGGTTCCCGAAGAACAAAAATCGCTGAATGCTACCGTCGGCAGTGCCGGGGGCTATCTGGTTACCGACGAATTTGTGGCCGAAATCCTGAAAAATGTTGTTGAGTTTTCTCCGATTCGCTCCATCGCCAGGGTTCGTACCACTTCGCAACGTTCCGTGAAAATTCCCAGCAGAACCGGCACCTTTTCGGCGGCTTGGGTCGCAGAGCAAGGCACCCGGTCTGAGACCACCGGATTGGCGTATGGCCTGAAAGAAATTCCCACCCATGAAGTGTATGCTCTGGTTGATATCTCCAAACAGGAGTTGGAAGACAGCGCATTCAATATGGAGGCAGAACTCCAAGCGGAGTTTGGCGAGCAATTCGGCGTGGCTGAAGGCACCGCATTTGTTTCCGGCACCGGCATCGGCAAGCCCGAGGGTTTCACCGTCAATTCGGACATTTCCTACACCGCTGGCGGTCATGCATCTCAGCTCAATTCTGGGGATGCTCTTGTATCGCTGTTCTATGCACTCAAAGGCGTGTATGCTAATAACGGTTCGTGGGTTCTGAACCGCACAACTCTCGGAGTTGTCCGCAAACTGAAAGACGGCACCGGGGCATACATTTGGCAACCCAACTATCAAGTAGGTCAACCACCGTCCATTCTCGGTCGGCCTTATGTGGAAGCTACCGACATGGCCGACATCGGTGCAAATGCATTCCCGATTGCCTTTGGCGATTTCCGAAAAGGCTACATCATTGTTGATCGCACCGACATCGAAGTTCAGCGTGATCCCTATACCCAAGCAACTTCTGGTAATGTTCGGTTTATTGCCCGCAAACGGCTGGGCGGCCAGCTCGTTATTCCCGAAGCTGTACGGCTGTTGAAGATCGCCACTTCCTAATGTAGCTTATTTGAAAGGGGGGAGATTCTTTGTCCTACAATAATGTTGATAACTACTTGGAACAAGGTGGCTCAACTTGGAAGATTGGCGGCCAACTCGATATTATCAGCGGTGGAGCGCAAACGGTTGAATCCGGGGGCACTCTTACAGTTGAATCTGGTGGCGTAGCAAACATTGATTCCGGGGGCAAACTTACGGTTGACTCCGGGGGTCAAATTTTGTTCGGGGCTGGCGCCAAACTTTCTCATGCTATTACTGCCGCATCTTCGGCTCAAACTCTGTCTCTGCCTGGGGTATACCAGATCAATGGAACTAGCACTTGGGTGGATGACGTCATAACTCTGCCGGCACCTACTACCAATGGCGAGTTCTTCGAGTTCTTCGCCAAAATTCCTACGTCAACCGCAAGTGTGGCTATTACCAGCACTGGACCCAATATTGTTAACTTCCTGGGTGGAGCTGGTGTGGTAATCAAACTTTTCGGCGGCGGCTACGCCAAACTTCAAGCTATGGGCTCCACTTGTTGGGGGGCGGTTATTACCGCATGTTCTAGCGGCTCTTATGTTGTTGCCTAGTGTAAATCAAAAACAAAATTTGTAATAGCAGGAGGGGCATAATAATGACTGAAAACGTTATGGCTGAAGTGACGACCGAGGCCAGGAAAAAGAAGGTAGCAATTGTTGGTTTTGCTGAAACATCTCGCCACATGGCTCCTTACTCGGATGAGTCTTTTGAAATTTGGGGTCTGAATGAGCTCTACATGCAGATTCCCAGGTGGACTCGCTGGTTTCAACTCCATTCAAGAGAAGTATTTGTTGATGACTTTTCAGATCGGGATAAGGAGCATGTGGAACATCTTTCCAAGATGACGTGCCCCATCTATATGTGTCGCCATTACGAGGATATTCCCAACAGCATTCCATTTCCGCTTGAAGAGGCCATCAAATACTTTAGCCTGTGCCCCAAGCGTGAGGCTTGTAAGGTTGAAGGCAAAAGTTGTATGGCTTGTCGTGAAATGGATGCGTATTTCACAAACTCCATATCATACATGATCGCTCTTGCGATTATGGAGGGGTTCGAGGAAATTCATGTGTATGGCGTCGACATGGCTCAAGATACTGAGTATGGTACGCAAAAACCCAGTTGCGAGTTCTTTATTGGCTGGGCTCGGGGTCAAGGCATTGAGGTAGTATTACCCAAAGAGGCAGATTTATGCCGCACCTTCTGCTATTACGGATATGAAAAAGAACCGCAGATCAAGCAAAAGTTCCGCTTGAAAAAAGATGAGATGGAACGGCGCATCAAGGAACATGAAGAAGAAATCAGAAAAATTGATGCGTCCATGCAAGATTTGACAAACAAAAAAGTTCTTCAACATCGGTTTATAGACCACTTGCGAGGAGGGTCACAAATTTGTGACTACTTTATTCGCAATTGGTAAAAATGTAAGGAGGGAATAAATTGGCTAACAAAGACTTGTTTAACAATTTGGCTGTTTACGGCCAGCTGAATGTTACCATCACTAGCACCAGTGCTCGTGTTGGCGACATTGTGGATCGCAAAGGCTACGAATCAGTGCTGGCGATTATGTCTGCGGGGCAATCCACTGCAGGTAGTACCAGCGCAACTGTATTTACGCTTATTCATGGAGATTCCTCCGGTCTGGGTGATGGCGCTGTAGTCACCGACGATTATCTCATCAACAACACTACAGCGGCTTCTTGGACTTGGACTTCTACCGGGAGTGATGGTGATGTCGAGCGTGTAGGCTATCTTGGCGACAAACGGTATCTCCAAATGAGTGTGGCCTGTGCCACCACTAAAGAATCTGTGCCTGTTGGGTTCTTCATTTTCGGAAATCCCAGGAGTGCCCCGGTTTCCACCTAATAGAAGGGGGTGCCGATATTGTCTGTATTTGGCGGAGCTAAAAATGGATTCAGTTCAATAGCTTCTGTATCCAGCAGTGCGGTTACTACTTTATTGGGCGAAAACTTCGACAGACTCAATCTTACATTGTATAACATAAGCACGGGTACAATTCTTGTGGGCTTTAATCTCACTCCAACTTCCTCTGTTTATAGTTATGCGTTGTCCGGTTCTTCTGCTATGTTGAAAGTTGATTCTTGGCAAGGGGCGGTATATGCTTTGGCGTCCAGCTCTGGTTGCTCGGTTACGGCTTTTGAAGTGGCTGTATCTACAGGGTAGGTGGTTTGATGTTTTCAAAAGTCAAACGTCCAAAAGTAACAATTGAGGCTGTTGTATATCGAGCTAACGGACAAGTTGAAGTGCTGGGGGAGTTAAAGTCAACTTCCCCAGCCAAAAAACTCTGGAGAGGAGTGAAAAAATGGCTGCGGATGATGTAATGGTAACTGATTTGGGCTTACAAATTGTGGCTAAAAGGATTGCCGGTCAAGGAACTGAGCCCATTTACATTCATTGGGGAAAAGGCACAACCGCTAATGCGGCGGCAGAAACAACTTTGGGTCTATGGTCCACGGCTGAGAACAGCGTGCTTGGAACTTCCACGTACATTACCACCAATACCACTCTTGATACGTATCAAGTGACTGGTACTATAACGGCGGCTTCCAGCCAAGCCATTACCGAAGTTGGATTGTTTGATTCGGCTTCTGGTGGTACCAATGTTCTCTTTATGCGGGGCATGTTTGATCCCATCAACGTCAATATTGGCGATTCGATTGCTTTCACCATCAAAACTGTATTCGACCAAGCATAGGGGGTGCTATTATGGCACTGTCCTACACGATTCGCAAAGTTTACAAGCGAGAAAAGCACCATACAGTAGTGGTGCTTGATTTAAGCAACGGCCAAGAAACGTCCTTTGTGCTTTCTCCGGTCGATTTTGCCGCTGTTACAGCGACTTCTCAAGCTCGGGCTGTAGTCAAGGCAAAAGTAGTTGAGGCTGTACGACAAATTGCAGTGTATGAAGCTGTTGTAGATTATTTGCAAACTTTGGAAGGGTCGGTGATTACATGATAGCATACACCACCGCCCCAATTTCTGTAAATTCTGCTACAACCACCACAATTTTATCTTGGACTGGCGATGGAGTTACGGCTTTTGCTGGATTTTTAGCCCAAGGTCAAGTTCCTGCTGTATACTCGTTGTGTGTTAGCAGCAGTGCGTTATACAAGTATCAAACTAATGGCGCAGACATGACCGCGTTTGTACTTGATAAGCCATGGATTCCAGCAAATGGTTCCTCCTTCGCGATTACTGTATACCACGAAGCTCCAGGAGCAAAAACGTTTACAGGTACGATTTTAGGCGCAACAAGCGGATAAGAGGGTTGGCCCGCAGCTCAAAAGGTTGCGGGCTATCCATTTTATTGGAGGTGAGAATTTTGCAAAATGAGTTAATAAAAGATGTTATTGTACTTCATACCACAGCTTCTGCCTTGACAGCAACTACCGTAGGTAGTGGGATTTTGGTTCATCCGTTCCGGTCTGGAATGCTATACCTACGGCCTGAAACAGTTTCGGGAACTAGCCCGAATATGCTTTATAAAATAGAAACTTCGCCAGATAACGCAAGCTGGTATCATTGCGCAATCTTGATCGACAAAGACACCACCGGAAACCTAACCCGCACGACTTCACCCACGACGACAAACGAATATAAGGTGACATCTTCCGCATATTCCCATATGTGCCAAGTTGACAACATGGCCCGATATATCCGCACGAATGTTGTGATCGGTGGCTCAACTCCGAGTTTTGCGGTTGATGCGCAGTTGGTGCTCTATGGCTAGAAAAGGGGTTATATTTCCAGTAGGAGCTTCGGGAGCTTGGGATGATACCAGCACTAGTTGCGGTTGCCCTTGCGTATTGTATCATGGAAATCATGTATATCTGTATTATAGCGGCACCACTGAGGGAACTTATTTTCGCACGGGGTTAGCTATATCCAAAGATGGAGTCAACTTTGTTAAAAAGGGGGCTGTTGTAGTTTTTGGAGCGGCGGGGCAAATAGATACAAGAGAAATTCGTGACCCATCAGTCATTTATAAAGACAACCATTTCTGGATGTATTACCGGGCAAAAACTGACTCTGGAGGGTATAATTATGGACTAGCATTAGCTATATCCAAAGACGGAGTCAACTTTGTTAAAAAGGGAATTGTGCTACCGCTAGGAGCTTCTGGGGCTACTGATGATGCGGCTATGGCCGTACCTTCAGTTGTGTATAACCACGGCCATGTTTGGTTGTATTATGCGGCTTCTCCAAATGGGAGCTTACATTATTGTTCTTTAGCAGTATCTAAAGATGGCGTCAATTTTGTGAAGAAGGGCGTGGCGGTCACTATTGGGTCATCATCGGAGATGGATGCTACTACTGTTTGGGGTGGGAGGGTTTTAGTTTATAACAACTGGTTTTTGAATTGGTATCATGGAGTATATTGGAGTTCTGGGTACTATGACCGAATATTTTTTGCAGTGTCTAAAGACGGCATGAATTTTGTAAAGAAAGGCGTTTCAGTGCCTTTTGGAGCTTCTGGAAATTGGGATGATGGAGCAATCTATGAGGGTGGAGCCATGATTAAAGATGGATATTTCTGGTTGTATAGGTCGAGCAACGATCAAATTACATCCAAAATTGGTTTAGATTGTTACCCAGTCCAACAATATTTCCAATAAAAGGCGGTGATGGGTATTGGCTCACAACAAGCAAAAGGGCTTTTGGTTAAGCCAATATGGCTCTGCCGCTGGCGGAACTGTACTCAATGAAAAGACAATCTCCGGGGGAGCAAAAGCTGGGTTGTATATTTTAGACACCGCCGGTAAAATTTTGACTGCGACTGAAAGCAAAATCTCCGGGTTGAGGGGCTTTTCTGCTTCGGTAATAAAATCCGGGGGTTCAAAAATTGCTCCTGTACGTTCTCTGGTGGCTAATATTGGTATAATAGCCACTTCTACTTTAGAGTGTGGTAGATTCTCAGTCACGAGTAAATTGACTGGGGGAATAGCCCACATTTCTTCTTCGGTTGCCCGGCTCCTTGCTTTCGGAAAAACTCTGCTCGCAGAGATCGCTGGGAGCGGTTTAATACTTCGATTGTCGTCCATATCTAAAATCGGAGAATCCAATAACAGTGTATTGTTAACTAGGTCGGTTCAAGCAGTAAAGTTTGGTTTCAGCTCTGCTTCAAACTCGATTGTTAGGGCTGTTTCAAACATAATCTCTGGTTCAGTCAAATTGACTGGGTATACGAATTATGGGCTTCAATTCTTGAAGACAATTCTCGGAGGAATGAAAACCGGGCTTTCAATCCTTCGGGCTAACTCCAACACCATAACTTCAAGCTCAAAAATTTCTGGGTATAGCCCGAGAGGTGCCTACAGAAATATTGCGGGCACAATCGAACCGCTGAACTCCATAGCTAGAAGTACAACAAATACCATAACTTCATTAGCTTCAACCGCTGGAGCTATCGTCAGAACGATTGGGAATATACTGTCTGCTGTTGTAGATTTGTCGGGGTTGCTATTAAAGGGCAATCAGCTTAGCAAAATATTGAGTGCTGGAGCGGATATTGGAAATAACTTACTCCGACAGGCATCTGTTGCAAAAGAATCGACTTCAAGTTTGGCTGGGGCAATATCTCGTGGTGTTTTCAAATTCGCAACGATTGCAATAAAATCCTCCGGGGCTAAAGTAGTGTATGTCACAAAAGCAATGTCTAATGTGATACAGCCATATATTGAAACCGTAAATAGTACAGCTAGAACTCTATACAAACAAGTGGCCGTGTATGGTTTGGTAGATCGCTTATTTGCTTTTACCAAAGTTATTGTTGGCTATATAGACAATAGTCTGTCGCTGTTGAAAGGTTCCTACAAGATCGTGTATGGAAACTTGAGCCTGGGAGGGGCAATCAATATCCTCCGGGGGCTAGTGTTGTCTGTAGAATCTTCTATACAAGGAACTTTGCCCCGGACAATATCGGTTGAAAAATCTCTGGGGGCAATCGCTTCTGGGGCTTTAACCAGAATCTCTCAGGTAATAAAATCCAGCGCCATTAAATTGTCTGGGTCAATTATTCGAGGGGCTTTGGCTACAAAAGATATTGTGGGTTATGTCGACAACTCTGCTATTTTGATTCGTGACTCCGTAAAATATATGGGTTCACAAATAAAAGTGGGGCTAGAAGACATCCACAAAGCGGCGGTCAAAGTAGTGCCTGGGTACATTCAACTGGTTGTAACTGTACCCAGAGCTGTATCCAGAGAATTGATTATCTCAACAGCTAAAATCTCCGGGGCGGTTCTAAAATCCACGGCCAGAGTATTAGGTGTTGCTCTTGTGTCGGTAGAATCGTTGCTATCCAAACTCTTTAGCGGAGCTATACTGCATCCCATCATTAATCTGTTAGGTACATTTATTACAAGAATCGGTTTGCTTGGCGAGCATATATCCCGGTTCGACAAGGAGGGCAGATTCTAATGGCTCTCAGGGATCAAGATTTTGAAATTTGGCAGGGCGAAGAAAAAGACGTGTATTTTACAATTACCGGGGACAGTAGTGAAGTCAAGGATTTGACTGGAGCCACTATAACCTGGAAAGCCATGAGACATCCGTCGAGTACAGCCGCAGACATAACTTGTACCACTACAGATTATATTACCATAAGTGGGGCTACATCAGGAATATTCAAATTGGCTTTGGCTTCTTCTCACTCCACCGGAGTTTGGGGGAAATTTTATCACGAAGCCAGAGTTGTAGACACATTAAGCTATTCTGAAGTTGTAGCTACTGGTCTCATGATTATCAATCGGAGTGGTACTCTGTAGGGGGTGAAAAAGTGTCGTTGACTTTAGTTGTTGAGCCAGTGGAAGAACCATTAGAGTTGGATGAAGTTAAAGACTATCTAAAAGTGGACCACGACTATGATGATGCTTTAATAGCGGAGTTGATAACAACAGCCAGAATTATGGCTGAGAAAGAGTTGAGAAGAGCTTTATTGACGCAAACTTGGGAATACTCCTTGGACGGAGTTCCTGGGTCATATGACGGTTCTAATCTACCTTCTGATTGGCCTTGGTCGCTGATTCCGGCAGGAAAAGGCTATTTGGAATTGCCTTTGCCCCCACTACAATCGGTAGATTCTGTATCATACTACGATTTAGACAATGTATCCCACACATTCTCCACCAGCAATTATTCGGTCAGTACTCGGAGCACTCCCGGTAAAATCTACTTGAATAACGGCTGTGTTTGGCCTTCAGAGTTGAGATCGCATGAGTCCATGGTAGTAAAGTATATTGCTGGTTGGACTTATCCGGGGCAAATTCCTGCGGCCATTCGTATGGGGTTGAAGCGTTGGGTGGCGTATATGTATCAGAATCGAGGGGATGAGAATATTCCAATTGAAACCAGAAAGCTCTTTGAGCCGTATAGGGTGGTGAGGCTTTGAAAAAAACTCCGATAGGGCAATACGACCAACGAATTATCATCCAACAATTGACTCGAACTTCTGATGATATGGGCGGCCACACAGAAGCCTGGAGCACATTTGCTACTGTTTGGGCGAAGGTAGATGACTTTTCTGGAGATGAGGCATTCAAAGCCAATCAAATACAAAGTTCTGTGAATTATCGGGTCAAGATTCGGTATTTGTCCGGAGTCACGCCAGAGATGAGAATCAAGATGGGTTCTCGATACCTTAAAATTCTGGCGGTATTGAACCCAGAATTTAGCGATTGGGAGTTGGAACTATCCTGCGAGGAGATTCCCCAAGGGGGTAGTTAATATGGAAACAACATTTACTTTTGACGGCTTTGAAGAAGTTGTTAAAGTCTTGGAGCAAATACCTAAGTCAGCCAAAAAAGAAATCTATGACGTGGTTAGCGTGAACGCAGAGGAGATAAGGACAAACGCCATAAAACTTGTGCCTGTAGATACAGCTATGCTAAAAACTAGAATTCAAGTCAAACGTCCAGTAAAAGGGCATGACTGGACTCAAGTACAGGTTGGCGCTCCAATAGAGTATGCGGCCCACGTCGAGTTTGGGACAAGGCCACATTTTCCTCCAACGTCAGCTCTAACCAGTTGGGCCAGAAGGCACGGTATGCCCGGCAAAGAATTTGTAATTGCCCGAGCCATATCAAAAAGAGGCACCAAAGCTCAGCCATATCTCTTCCCTGCTTTGGAGAAACAAAAAGCAACTTTCTTGAAGGATGCTAAAGACATGATGAAAAATCTGGGGAGGAGGAAATAAATGCAGACTAAACTGCTACACGTCCAAAAAGCCGTGTATGGCTTATTGAGTGCGAGTACACTCCTCCCAGCACTCTATGATGAAGTTCCAGAAGAAACAGCATTCCCATATTTAACCATAGGCGAATTTACTGAAGAACGCTTCGACACTATGGGAATTTATGGATCTGAGATAACTTTCAACCTTCATGTGTGGAGTCAATATCGGGGGTTCAAGGAGTGTTACGGATATTTAACAGTTATTGACGGGCTATTGGATTATGCCAATATAACTAGCACCGGATTTACCAACATATTTATTCGCAATGAAATGGTGAATACATTTATTGATCCCGATGGCGTTACCAGACATTTAGTGACTAGGTACAGAACGGTGGTGCAATAGGTTGGACTCTTTCAAATTAAAGTTGTTGTATGCTTTGGTTAGTAACTTAGCCAATACCATCAACTTGATTCTAGAGCTTTTGGAAAATCCGAAGGAGGAGGAGGCAAAAGTTTGCCCCCATCAACACCGCACGGATATGTCTACCATGGGAGGGCTTCACTGGATTTGTAAAGACTGTGGATTTGAATATGAGGGGGGTGAATAAATGGCTGGTACTGTCCTAAAAAACTGTAAGGTTTATGTTGACGGTTATGACTTGAGTGGCTATACCAATCAAATAAATCTCGACTATGGCTGTAATTTACAGGACAATACGGTGTTCGGGCAAGACACAAAAACTGTAGTCCCAGGTTTGTATGAGGTTGGACTATCCGTAAGTGGTTGGGCTGAAACTCTAGCCAATAGCACCAACAGCGAATGGAAATCTGAAGACGTGGCTTGGAATAAAGCCGGGAGTACATCAGATCAAGTGGCGGCTGTTTGTCCTACTTCTTTTGCCGCCGGGCAACCAGTTTACTGGTTCAAGGGGGCAGAAGGTGATATAAAGTTTGGCGGTAAGGTTGGAGATTTGAATGCATACAGCGCCAATCTAAAGGCTACTGGCGGCCAACTTTATCGAGGAACAATTGTTGACGCCAGCACAATTGTTGGCACCAGTAGATCGACTACAAGCGCAATCTATAACGTGGGTGCTCCCAACGCAACTCAACTAACATATGCAGTGTTGGAGCTTTACAAACTTACTTCTTCAACGGCTACGGTGTTGGTGTCTATCCAAAGCGCAACTGCTATTGGGTTTGCTTCTCCTACCACGCAATTTACATTCGCAATCAGCACCGGAACTCCTAAAGGAGTATTTGGCGACGGTGTGGATGTATCTACAAGTGCGGCATATTGGAGGGCGGCTTACACCATTACCGGACAAGCCACGGATTTGATCGGAGTTATGGTTGGAATATCCCACGTATAACTGTTCGCTCCAGCCAGATTGACGAATCTATGCAGGCTTGCCCCACCTGTGGCTGGAGCGATAATTTTTATTTGGGGAAAATTAAATTTACAAGGAGGACAAAAAATGGCTGGTGTAGTGCTTCGGAACGCTTATGTGTGTATGGGTATCGGGTCGGCTTCGAGTTTTGAAATCACGAGCTACGTGAAATCAGTGGAGATCGACTATGGGAGTGACCTTCAAGACAATACTTCTATGGGGAGCAACACAAAAACTTCTATTGCTGGGCTTCTTGACTGGGGTGTAAAGTTGGAGTTGTTGAACGACTATGCCTCTGGTACAGTTGATTCCTTCTTCTTTACCTATGTTGGTTCCACTGCGGATTTGAGAATTGCTGTACGTCCAACCACTTCAGCCCTGGGCGTCAATAATCCCGAATATTATGGGGCTGTAGCCATTGAAAAATATCCGCCAATCGCTGGTTCGGTCGGTAATGTTGCAACGGCTTCTATCAACCTCAAAGCGGCATCGAGTATGGGCCGCAGAACTGCCTAATTCTGGCTAGAATCTATTTGAAAATTTTGATTGACTAAAACTGTGGGGGGTTTTAACTATGGGGCTGAGAGATACAATTCTAAGAAAAATGGACTTGAAAGAAGAAAAGGTGTTTGTGCCGGAATGGGACGTTGAAGTTATTGTAAGAGAACTTACTGGGATTCAACGTTCCAAGTTGATCGATGAAATTCAAAAAGACCAACTACAAGGAGCTGACCTCAATTCTCTGGAGTTGTATACAACCTTGATTATCCAATCGGTGATTGATCCTGAAACCGGGGAGTTTGTATTTACTCCTGAAGACAAGCAGGCATTGAGTGAAAAATCGGGGTCGGCCATGGAAACAATCGCTAAAGTTGCACTGAAGCTAAGTGCGCTGAATCCAGAGAATAAGTTGGGAAAGCCCTCATCCTAAACCCAGAGCGCAGATTCTACTTTGAATTGGCTCTACAACTGGGTTGTACCGTGAATGAATTGCTCTCCTCCATTTCGTCGAGCGAATTGACGGAGTGGGGGGAGCTTTTCAAAATCAAAGCCATAGAAGCGGAGCAGGCAAGGAGGTGAGAATTTGGCCTCTACAACAATTGGAGAACTCTGGGTATCAATTGGTGTCAAAGCCGATGACTTGAAAAAAGGCTTAAATAGCGCAGTCAGTGCTGTAAAAGCGGCTAAGAGTGAAGCGGCGGCTGTCTCGGGGCTTATTGCTACAGGCATGGTTGCGGCCACAGCGGCGGCTGGAGCTTTTGGATTAGCATCTTTGAAAATGGCCGGAGATATGGAGCAGTCACAAGTTGCGTTCTCCGTTATGCTAGGCTCTGCTGAAAAAGCAAAGACGGTATTGGAAGAGCTGAAAACATTTGCGGCTGAAACGCCATTTGAATTTCCAGAATTACAAGCGGCAGGCAGAAAATTACTGGCTTTTGGAACATCTGCCGAAGATTTACAATCAGAGCTTCGGAGATTGGGCGATATTTCATCTGGTATCGGAGCACCTATTGGAGAGATTGCGGAACTGTACGGCAAGGCTCAAGTACAAGGGCGGTTGTTTGCAGAAGACATTAATCAATTTCAGGGTCGGGGCATACCCATAGTTCAAGCACTGGCTAAGAATTTGGGCGTGGTTCCGGAACAAATCAGACAAATGGTAACAGACGGTAAAATTGGTTTCAAAGACTTACAAGAAGCTGTGAAATCACTTACCAATGAAGGCAGTCAATTTGGCGGAATGATGGAAAAGCAGTCACAAACCTTATTGGGCTCGGTATCTACCGTAACAGACAACGTAAAGACTGTAGTCACCGCTTTTGGCGAGAGCTTAATGAGCGCATTCAATGTTACCGAGAAAGTACAAGCATTTGGCTTAGCCATGCAAGGCATAGCTAAAGACTTGGCTGGAATTACAAACACTATTAAAGAAGCTGGGCTACAAGCGGCCATAGATTCTCTAATTGATCCCAAAGTTCAAGCTGGTATCGTTGCTCTAGGCGGTGCATTGATCGGTTCGCTCGTTCCGGGGCTGATTGCGGCGTACACGCAATTTGTAGCTATGTTACCTACAATTACAGCTACGGCTTTGGCTATGGCTCCTTGGATAGCGGCTGGAGCGGCTTTGGCCGCAACAGCGTATTTAATCTACAGAAATTGGGAGCCAATTAAAACATTCTTCTCTGGTCTTTGGACCGATATAAAAACACATTTCTCCCAATCAATTACCAGAATTATTGAGTGGGTAAAAGAGTGGGGGGCCACCATACTCTTGTTTACAACTGGTCCATTCGGAGCTATGCTGATTTACATCATCAAGCATTGGGAGGATGTAAAAGCCACATTCTTGAAGTATGGCGGCTTGATTCTTGATGGATTAGAGTGGCTAGTGGGCGGTATTTGGTCGATTATAAAGACCATCGCTGAGCCATTTATTTGGCTTGGAGCTACGGCTATTGAGTGGGGGTCAAAACTGGTTGAGGGTCTTTGGAATGGGCTGTCTAGTATGGGCGGCTGGCTACTCGATAAAATCTGGGGTTGGGCGGTAGGCATTAAAGATTGGGTCAATGAGGCGTTTGGTATTGAATCTCCATCGAAGGTATTTGCAGAGATCGGAGAACAATTGTCTGCTGGTTTAATTCAAGGCTTGGCTAGAACGTCCAATAAAGTAAAAGATCAAGCGTTGAGCGTAGTCTCAGAAGTTATTGGAGCTGTAACTAATTTAACGCAGGAGTACAATAACAATATCTCTTCTGCTCTAGACAAATTGGCTAGTGGTGAAGCTCAATTCACCCAAGAATATGTAAGACAACTGTCCTCCAGGGAACAAGCTCTATATGGCTGGGTGGGGCTATTCGAACAAATACCCAAAACAGCTAAAATATCTGGAGACCAACTTATTTCCAATCTCAAAGAGCAAGTCATGGCTTTAGCTACGTGGAGAAGCCAAGTTCAGGAGTTAGCCCGCAAAGGAATCTCCGAGGGGCTATTGAAAGAAATTCAAGACATGGGACCAAACGCACAGCCCCAAATAGCGGCTCTGATATCCATGACTGACGAGGAGCTTACAAGCTATCAAAAGCTGTGGAAAGACAAGCATGAACTTGCAAAAGTACAAGCCGTTGGGGAATTAGTTGATTTGAAAGAGCAAACAAATGCTGAAATCGAAGCTCTAAGATTAAAGACCAACGAACAACTGCTTGGGTACGCAGTAGATTTTGTTGGTAAAATATCAGACTTGAAAGATGATACGCTGGAAAAACTTGGAGAATTATCCAAAGGCGGCATAGGCATAGGCGAATCCCTTATCATGCAAATCATGGCTGGTATAGCCAACAAAAAAGAGGATTTATCCAAAGCGATACAGGATTTGACTTCCATGGGCTCGGTGTTGCCCGGAGGAGGAATTGTTACTGTACCGGCTATGGCTGGAGGAGGAATTGTTACTAGACCAACGCTGGCTTTAATCGGAGAATCCGGGGCTGAGGCGGTGGTTCCTCTCGACAGGTATGGCGGTGGCAATAATATCACTGTAAATATCTATGGACCAGACCCAGATGAAGTTGTGGATGTAATGTATAGGAGATTGGTAACTGCTGGGGTGAGGTGGTAAAGTTGTCTGACGTTTTTAGAATAGCTGGATACAATCGCAATGACGATATTATGAGGCTGAAGGGTTTTTCGGCCACTAAAGCCACAGACAACCGTAACAACTCTGCCTCCTTCGATGTTAAAGACGGAGATGAGCCAGCTAGAGGACAAGAGTTTTTGTTGAGAGATGAAACTCAAGGGAGTGTGGCTACACTCTATCCGATAGCTGGTAGCACTCCTACCAGCCAAATTACATCCAATTATCGGGGGCTGATGCTTGAGGTATTAAGTGATGTAAGGGTATCCCAAATTGGAATTAAGACAGATTCTGCGGCCACTACGGTGTACTTTTGGAAAGTTGCTAGCGGAGATTACACGCTGGAGACTGAGTTGTTGTCGGGCACTCCGACATACTCCGGTGGATACAGTTCTCTAACTTTAACAGATGATTTACGTTTGGGACCAGGATTCTATGCTATTATAGCCAAAGGAACGGCTTTGGGTGTTGGATATTATGCAGGCTTTTGGTCTGGTACAGATTCTTACGCTGAGGGCAAGCATTTGTATTATTATGATAGCTCCTCAGCTCCAGCTCATGGGCTTAGCATGTTGTATAGCCCGGGAGTGGGGGCCAGCGCATCTTTTCCTCCCAGGGGCATATTTGTCTATTACCCATTGACTGTAAATTACAGATACTTCTGTGGAATTGTGGATCAAGTACAGCAAGACCCAAGAGATCGTGACTCTGACTATTGGCACGTAAGTTGTAGGGATTACACATATTCTCTCGACAAAAAATTGGTTCAAGAGATTTACACCAATACTAAAGTGGATGAGATCGTTCTGGATTTAATAGCAAAATATGCAGATGAGTTTACAACAACTAACGTACAAACCAATGGGCCACAAGTAGAAAGAAAAGTGTTTGACTATAAGCACATGAGCGATTGCTTGACGGCTCTAGCGGAGTATGTAGGTTGGTCTTGGTATATAGATTCTGCTAAAGACTTACACTTTTTTGAACCAGATACAGCTTCTGCTACTGCCCCGGAAACAATTACCGCTTCTAACTGTAACAAATTCAAATATCAATTGGATTCTCAAGAGTTAAGAAACAGAGTGTACGTGAAAGGGGCATACTACCTTTCTGACGAGTACACTCACGAGATCGTTGCTGACGGGCTAGCCAAGGCTTGGACTATGCCATATCCTCCCAAGGAATTGACTTTAGAAGTTGGGGGCATACTCCAAACTGTAGGTCAAGAGAATATAGACAATGAAGATGATTATGACTATATGTATAACACAACCGAGAAGACAGTCAGAATGTCGGATCATGATACAGCCCCAAGCCCATACCCAGCGGCTGGAGTCACTATGGCTTTTAAGTTCAAATTTGACCTCCCGGTAATAGCCATGAAAGAGGATGAAACCAGCCAACAAGCTATTGCGGCGGCTGAGGGCGGTGACGGTATTTACGAACACATAATCGTGGATGAATCGTTGAACTCGAACCGTGATGCTGAGATGAGGGCAGAAGAGGATTTAAGACAATATTCAAACCCAAAAGTTAAAGGCAGTTTTGAGACATATACAAGAGGATTTGAGCCCGGACAAGTTGTCTATATCAACATATCGTCAAGAGGAATAGACAACTATTTTGTGGTTCAACGAGTGTCTCAAAGGGTCGAAGGTAAGACTTGGAAATACACAGTAGAATTTGGGGGCAGAATTAAAGGGTTGGAGGATGTATTCAAAGCAATTCTTTCTGCTAAAAAAGACAGCAAAGACAAGGATGCGGCTTACGTTCAAAAATTCAAGACGATGACTGGCGGCACATTTTCAATAACTTCGGCCAGCTCATATTTGATCCGAACTCCCAAATACTATAAAATGGGTGACGCAGATGCGATTATGGGATTTACAGCAGTAAATTCCTCATAGTTTGGGGGGCTACCAATATGTTAAAAGTATCAGGTAATTGGAGATTTTTTCTCGACGGAGAACTGGTGTTGGAAAAACACAATCTCGTTACATCCAGCGGTCTTGAAGCTTTAGCCAAGCTATTGTCTAATGAAGAGTCCAATGATTGCGACATAAGAATCGCTTGGGGGACAGATAATACTGCGGCGGCGGCTGGGGACGATACTCTGGGAGCAGAATCTGGTAGACGTCCAATTGTTACCAGGTATCGTTCCAGCAACAGCGTGGAGTTCCGGGCTTATTTTTTAGCCTCAGAAGCCGTTGGAACTTGGTACGAGTTTGGAGTATTTCTATGGGGTACAGCTGACGCTGACTCTGGAGATTTACTTTGCCGATTGGTGGAAGGTGCTGGAGTAACAAAAACCAACGTCCAGCTATTGACGGCTGAAATAACTATTACATTTGCGGCGGCTTAGGGGGTGACGATATTTGTATGCTTTCAAAGATGGTGTAGATACAGTAAACTCCACAAACATGAATCAATTACTCACAATACAAAACTTTACAAACTTGTTTGAGGGTTCTTGGTTCGACAGCTACACTGGTGGAGTTACAGACTCAGCGGCATTATCCTCCTATGAATACGCTGTAAGGGTTACAACCACATCTTGCCATTTCACTCGGGTCGAGCTTGAGGCCAGAATAGATGGTGCTGGGGAAGATTTGACTGTATCTCTTATGAGTTCCGGGTTTGATCCTGTTGCGGGGTTAGAAGGAACTGCCCTGGCTACATTCGTGATTCCAAAGGAATTTATTGACGCTTCTGCGGCGTATATATCCATACCCATAAACTACTCTGGGTTGACTGCTTCAACGTACTACTATTTGAAAATAGCCAAAGCAGGAGATGGAACTAACCACGCCCATATCAAGGGTAGCAATTCAACTTCTGGTTTAGCGGCTCAACCAGTGTATCAACGGTCGGCTGGTTCTGGAGCTTGGAGCGCAAGTACAGGAAATATAAATTTTCATGCCGTGAGTGGAATTTCTGGTGCTTTATACCACACAATATATGGCGATAATGGGATTATAACCAACTCCTACACGGCTGGGAAGGTATCTCGCATATATTTCTATTTGCCCCCGTCAGATGGAGCTGATGGAGGAATTAGGCAATATGTGGATGTTACTTGGTCTGGAGCTTATGTGTCCTACGGAACGGTGGTGGGATAATGGGAAATTTACTACCATTTGTAGCCAGACTTTCTATGGCTAGAACTACAAGCACAACAAAGCTAGTGGACCTGTCTGGGTCTGCCCCGGCGTGGAATACGGTTTTAGATTATGATGGAGTGGGTTGTCTAAAACAACTTTGGGCCACACTCAGCGGAGCAGGTACAACGGGACAAATGATAGAGATTGTTATTGATGGCTCTACCGTTTGTTTGGGGTATTTCTCCGATAAAGCCGCAGCCACATACTATCCACATTTCGGCATATATCAAATTCCAACTACTCCGGCAGATGCTATGACTACAGACGGAGCTTGGAGCAAACTCAACTTAAATTTCCGTAGCAATTTAACCATTCGAGCTTATCAAACGGCCACCAGCCAAATTGATGTGTATTATGTACTTGATGTAGTTAGTAGATCGTAGGAGGAGGACATTATGATTGATATAATTGCTATGCCTTTGCTCCTACAGGCAAAGAAAGACACATATACTCAAGCATTTGACTCGGGGTATGTGGGAGCAGGAACTTGCTCTTGGGTAAGTCTGCTCGATTATTGGGGCAGGGGTTCTTTGAAAAGGATCGGGGCAGAGCTTCATGCCGCAGGGGCGGCTATGCCCGCAATTCGCATAAGCATTGATGGCTCGACTTTTAGCGTGGGTAAACTCTCGACTGATGGAAGTTCTCTGTATCTTCCTACAATAAATTTCTATTCTGCTAACAGCACTTCCACCATAGCTTTTACCAATTTGTCTTCTGGAGATCAGCAAGAGGTGGATATACCATTCTCATACAATCTCTTGATTGAAGGTAACAACAGTTTAGCCAATCAGCTACAGGTTTATTGGCAACTTGATGTAGAATAGCGGAGGAGAATTTATGATATTTAAGTCAGGGCTGATTGCCGCAACTCCAGACTATCGTGACTGGAGGGTCGGTAATTTATACTCATTACCAAGCGAATTACCGCTTTACCATAATATGGATCACCTATTGCCTAAAGTCAGAGACCAAGGGAAGTTTGGAACTTGTGTGGCCTTTGCCGGAGTTTGTATCAAAGGGATTCAAGAGGCATTAAATTATCCGGGAGCTGACTATGAGTTTAGCCCACTACATTTGTACTCAGAAGCAAAAGAGATTGATGGGTATAAAGATTCTGAAGGCACCACTCTAAAAGCTGTAATGTCTGTACTGAAAAATAGGGGAATTTGTTTTGAGGGCAGTTTTCCTTACTCGCTTATGTCTTGGCCTGAGCTTCCAAAAATGAATGATTCTTTGCGAGAAGAAGGATTGAAGTTTGTTATAGGAGGGTACGCATTAGCCCAAACCGAACAAGAAATTAAATTCCAACTCTCTTGTAATCAACCAGTTCTCGGGGGAATATTAGTTACAGAGAGCTTTGTGGAAGGAGTTGATGGAGAGGGCTATGTGCCTATACCCAGAGGAACATATCTGGGAGGGCACGGCATAGCGGTAATAGGATATGACGATACGAGAGAAAAGAACGGTCATGTTGGATTTTTCAGGGTTCAAAACAGTTGGGGTTCTTCTTGGGGAGACAAAGGAAGATGTTGGATTCCATACGACTATTTCAGGATGGTAGATAAGGATTTGGGATACAGGTATTGGCCCGAATCCATGTCTAGTGTGGATTTGATTCTCCCTATTCAACAAGCAAATAAGATTGTGTTTTTTGTTGGGTCTAAAGATGTGGAAATTGATGGAAGAAAATGGACTATGCATACAAAGTTGAAGATTGATTCAGAAACCAATCGGGTCATGGTTCCTCTTCGGGCTATCGGAGAAATGCTTGGATACAAAGTATTTTGGGAGAATGGAAAAATCCTAATGATGAGAGGTGGTTGATAGTTGACTGAAAATGTTGGAGAGTATGGGGTAGCTATTGTAGCTCTTTGGGTATTATACAGCGTTATAAAAGAACTTTCCAATCACAAAAAATCTCAACCCAGTCAAGTATCTCATGACGCTGTTATGTATCAACAAGAATGGCTACAAGCTCAACGCCAAAGCATTTGTAAGATAGAAACCGATGTTTCCCGAGTTTTGGAAACATCTCTTATCAACTCAAGAAAGCTGGATGAAATCATACGAATAACACAAGAGAGGAGCTAGGTATGGAAGTTAAAAAGTGGTATCAATCAAAAACTATTTGGGTCAATATAATCCTGCTGGCCGGCCTTTTTTCCCAATCGCTAGTTGGATTAGACTTGAGCGCAGAAGAGCAGGGGTCAATAATTGTACTCATCAACTTGATCCTCCGAGTTATTACCAAACAGCCCCTGGGTAAGTAGCATGAGAGTTTGTATTGACCCGGGCCACGGCGGCTCAGACAGCGGAGCTGTTGGAATCAACGGTCTTTTGGAAAAAACAATCAACCTTAACATAGCTTTGAAAGTACAACAATATCTAAAAAGAGCTGGGTTTGTTGTTGGGTTGACTAGAGACAAAGATGAGTTTGTATCTTTAGAGCAAAGAGTGAAGACAGCAAACTCTGGTTTCTACAATGCTTTCATATCCATACATTGTAATTCTTCGACTGGAGGAGTTGCTGAGGGGCTAGAGATTTGGTACCCAAATAATGTAGGAGTTTTTAATTGGGAGTCCAACGTAGTTCTGGCTTACATTTTGCAAAAGAACTTGTTGATATCCTCCGGGGCTAAAGATCGTGGCTTGAAAACCATGACAGAGGAGCAAAAGGAGTTTTATGTACTCAGAAATACGCTGGTTCCAGCGGCTCTTGTAGAATGTGGATTTTTATCCAGTTTTAAGGAATCTGCCCTGCTTGGGGAGGAATTTTATTTGGAGAAAATCTCTTTGGGAATCTTTCATGCTGTGAGCTCATTTGTTAAACTAAAATAAAAATTGGGGGGCTTTTGCCCCCCTCATTTTTATTTTAGCTTTGTTTAATTTTGTTTAGGTATTTTTGATAGGTGTCTTCCAGGTGTTCTTTTGCCCCTTTGATCCATTGCGGGGTACCACATTTTTGGGCGCAAGCTAGTGCTTTTTGGGCTTCAAATAGTTTGGCTTCGAGTTCTTTGAGGGTGTCCTCGGCATCCTCATCTTTGAATCTGTGGGGGTCAAAGTATTCGCTTCTTTTCATTTTTTCTTCCTCCTTTGTATTTTTGTTTTTCTCTTGTTACTACAAGTATAACTCGTTTACTCTAAAAAGTAAAGAGTTATTTTGTAAAATTTTTGGAAATTTTTTAGTTTTTACAATAATTAAATATTTGGGTAAAATAGACAGAGAAAATTACACAGATAAATACTAGTCAAACTATTTTCAAATGTCTTCTAGTATGTAAAAATTTTGTCTGAATTGAATAAGAGCGCAACGAAAAACTCGTTGCGCTCCAGTTTCATTTTACTTTTTGGCTTCTCGAAGTATCCAAGACACTTTTGCTTCAGCGGCTTTCCATAGATGGTAGAAGATCGTGTCTTGCTCGGGGTCGCATATTTTATACATTTCTTCAGCCAAATCTCTGTCCCTTATGGCCTCTCTCAAAAGCTCTTCCAAACTCATCCCTCCTACCTTACAACTTGAAACAACATTCCGCAAACTATCCCAGCCACTAACCAAAACCAAAAATTTTGCGGTAATTTCATACTTGTACCTCCAAACCTGTAGGCAGTTTTACAAATACTTTATTGTCTCTCAGTATAACTTCTTGATACAGGGGAAAAGGCTGGTCCAAGTCTTTTTCCACAATTCCTCCAGCATTATTATAAGCCACCACAGATCGGGTTTTTCCATCATCAATTACGACTGGTCCAAATGCGGCCAAGACTTTAGCCGCCACAATTGTTAGCTCATTCCACTCATCAAAATTTTCACTGCTTGTAACATTCTCAAGCCCATTAGCCAATTCTTCGATTTCTTTTATGCGTAAAATTGTTTGAAGTACATTCATATCATAGCTCCTTGAAAATGTATTTTAGTGCCAAATAAGCTCCTCCGAGAACCCAAGTCCATATCGCCAGAGCAATTACAAAATCGGTAATTGTTTCTTGTATTCCACAATGACTAGCCATTAGAATAAAAGTTGGTACTAGAATCCAAGCAACTAGCTTCAAGAAATCCATATCAATCTTCTTCCTCAGAAATTAGTTCTTGTCCGCAACAACAACGATAGCGTAAAACTCCCTTGATAACAGCCCCAACAAAATTTACTTTACAGCTCCTGTTACAAACAGGGCACTTAAACTCCACAACATAGCTTTTAGGCTCGTCCATGAGTCCTCCAATTTTAGGTTTGATGGTGGGTCGCTAGCCCAAAAGCCGCTGGTGCCAAGGAGCTAAGATTACAAATACAGCCAATACCTTTACCAAAAATTTCATGTGTTTTCCTCCTATACTCCAAAAATCCATTTGTCTACAAAGAATACTATTGCCCCCAAAATAATTTGACTGACTACCATGGATTTGTACTTCCCATCAATTTGTTTCTCGACTTGGCTCAAAAACCAAGCTCCTGGTACAGCCAATATTCCCCAACGAGCAATATACATAAGGTGAATTGCGGGATCATAATTCTCCCATACTTGAAAAGCCAAATCTCCATATTGCGTCAACGCTATCAACAATCCTTGATTCTCTATCACTGTTTGACCTCTCCAATTCGCTTACAATATACCACCTGCGGGGTACATTTACACCAACTCCATAAAGTTGATTGTTTTAATCCATTCCATAAAGCCGTTGGGATATGCGTTTCCCAATTTCGGTTTCTGATTGGACGCCAGCGGAGGATTATCATACAGCCCGAATTGCTGTTTGTAATCCATAAAATCGCTGGGGTCCAAAACTCCGTCTCCATTCAGATCGCATGCTCGGAACACCTCCGGGGTCAAGCGGTCTCTGCCCGCAGACACATTTCCTTGGATATAATAGTAGTCATCTTGGGTAATTTTTCCATCACGATTAGCGTCCAAATTCGGCGTGTTAGCTACATGGGCGGCAACAATAACAGGCGTGAGCGGTACAACAGGAACAAAAAGCGGTGCGGCCTCAACGATAGGAGCTACCATAAGCAAAGAAGTTACAACAAAAGCTCCAAGCAATTTTTTCATGATTTACTCCTCCTTTGTATTGTCAGCAGTTTTATAGCTGATGTGTGGCGTGAGTGGGTTAGGAAATTTGGGTGGGGGCCAACCCGGATATATTTGCTCCACAGATCGTTCTTCGATTATACGTTCAACCAATTGACCGTCTTGATATTTCTCTGTAATAATTCTTATCAAATTACACCTCCAACAAAGATTCAATCAAATTTTCATTATCCATTAACGCTTTGTAAATTCTCTCGTCAATTGTTTTCGTTCCAGGAATTTGCGCCATCAAGTAGTAAAATTTTACATTGCGGCGTTGCCCCGGGCGGTGTAGTCTTTTCTTACTCTGTTTGTACTGCCATAAAGCGTGGGACAGCGTGTAATATATCGCATATCGGGCTTTTGTGAAATCAATCCCTTCTGCCCCGGCCGCAATTTGTACTACCAACACATCTTTCCAAGAATCAAATTCATCCACTCTTCCAGACACTTCAGCCACATGTTTTCCAAGAGATTTTGCTACCGAGATTATGTTTTTGATGTCTTTTTTGAATTTAGCAAACACGACTACAGGCTCATCTATTCCTTCTAATATTTCATACAACACCTCCTGTCTGGATTTGTCTATTTCTTCAACACCTCCTTCTGTAGGCAAATATCCGCTTGTAAGTTGCTGTAATCTGGTTATAAGGGCCAATATATTTCCGGGGTCAACTGCTCCAGATTCCAACATTAGACAACCTTCTTTTTGTAACTCTTTATAGTGCTTTTGGGCTATTTTAGACATATCGTAAGGCACTATAATTTCTTGTACTTCTGGTAAATCAAGATCGACTTTAGCTGTAAATGCTCGACTTAACATTTTTTCAGTGAGTTCATCCAAATTCTTGTATGGATTCTTCTTGTCTAGCATTAAGAATCCACCTACCGCCAATACCCAATTGGCGTATCTTTGCTTGAAATCGTTATAGCTAGTTCCAAACACCTTTGGGTCTAGGAATTTGTACTGGCCGTATATATCCAACGGAGATTGCGCCAAAGGGGTTCCAGTAGCTATGAACCTGTTGGGAACTGCTTTTCCCAATTGAGCCATGAATTTGGATATTTTTGATCCTGGGGTTTTTATTCTGTGACTCTCGTCACATATTACAGCGTCCCATTTCCTTTTCAGCACAAATTGTTTGAATGGTTCTCTCCACACGCTATCGTAGTTGTTTATAACAACTTCTACCCCATCAAAATTCTCTTCAGTCAAGTTTTTAAGGACAGCACCAGACTTACTACTGCCTGGAAGATTAGATACATTTATAACTTGTATTTTTTCGTTAGGTGCGTGCATGGCTATTTGAGGCTCCCAAACTCTACAAACTTTCTTCGGGGCTAATATCAATACACGCTTGAATCCTTTGTTAACTATCAAATCCACAATTATTTTGGTTTTTCCTGAACCCATATCCAAAAATAGTGCTCCACAATTTTTATCCATAAGGTATTTTATGGCGGCTATTTGATGAGTCCAAGGTTTTGTGTGGAATTTAAGTTCCATTATTTATCACCTTTTTAACATCGTTCAAACTTCTAGCCACTAAACATATTGCCCCGGCTTTCTCCCATTTAGCCAAATTCAGTTGTTGTTTCTTGGTAGGATTTTGCCCCGGCTGTTTGACTTCTATTCTTAGACAGCGACCATTCCAACAGCCATTTATGTCTGGCCTACCGAACTGGAAGGAATTACCCATCACCTTTTCTGCTACGCAACCAGTTACTCTGTTGTTAAGATATTCGAGAATGGATGCAGTGATGGAAGTCTCAAGTGGCAATTTTTTACATCTCCTTCCAAATTTTTATCGTCCAGATAATAGTGTGCGAACACTTTTCGAGTGTCGATATTAAACAACTTTTGAACTTCGGGCAAATTCTCGTTGATGGCGTCAAACACCAATCCTCTCAAGAAACAAAACTCCACCGCTGAACTCAAATACTCTCCATGCCTACAAGTCCAAAGAATTAGCTTTGCCCCCCGGCTTTGGAGATTTAGCAATACGTCTATTATAGCCAAATTCGGTTGCCCTATCTCCGGGAATTGATCCTCCACCAATAGCCCGTCAAAATCAATCGCCAGTATCAGTGGTAAATTCTTCATTTTCTGAACTCCTTATTTTCTCCACAAGCCAAACTCTCATCCAACCCTGGGCGTCAATCTTTTTCAGTTGTATAAATACATCAGGGTATATGGCTTGATACTTATCTGCCACGGCAAGTTTTAGCTCCTTGAAGGCTTCTTCGCTCTTGTCTAACTTTATACCAAAATCCATTCTCGCCCAGTATTCGAGAAGCCCATATAAACTTCCAAAGGCTTCTGCTTGTTTCTTCAACTGAGATTTGTATTCTTCAGGAAGATAGCAAAAATGAGCTTGATACAAGCCGTCAACAGTCTTAATGGGGTAGTGTATTTTTTTCAACATCATTGTCTCCTTCATACAGATGTAACGACCCAGCAATATGCGTGTACGAGCCAAGCTCCACACCCAGTTCCATAGCTAATTTTGTTTGCATACAACTGAATGCGAACACGTCATAAGGAAATCCCAACCAAATATCGTTGCTTCTCATATATGTTGTTCCATATAAAGCTCCTTCCCGGAGCAAATATTGAAGACAGATCGTACACGGCAAATCTTTTGTTGATATCGGGCTGGGTTCTTTTATGTGTATGATAGCTTGCCGAGAATTTGGATCCAAGGTGAGAAGTTGTTTAACGTATTCCCATTGGTCGAACATGTACTTGTTGTGTATTCTGTACCCATATGCAGAGTTCAACGTGACTCCATCATCGGACATATCTTTCCAAAATTTGGCGTATGGCAATATGTCCGATAGTTTGTTGCTACCAGATAGATACCATAGCAACTCTCCAACAGCGTATTTTATAGACATTTTTCTTACTGCCGATTGAAGGATATTGTTCCGGGGCTCAGTCAAGATCGTCACCGCATTTATGACTTCTCCTATGACTGGTTTGTACCGGGATTTCATGACTTTTTCTTGAGACAACAGTATTTCGTACCATTCATCCCAGATTTCTGTTATGTTATTTCTCTCCACAACGATTCCAGAATATACCATTACAAATGTCCTCCTATTTGGATTTCCAATACACCGGCACTATCAAGGTTCGCTCGAATAGCTCTTTGAATCCTTTTCTGATTTTGTCTACATCCATATTCTCCTTTCTTTTAGACAATCTATCTTTTACAACTTTAGTGTCTTCATCCACAAATATGACTTTAGCCCCAAGCTGTATCATGCGTCTTTCCAACCTTGTTAAATCGGACCAAGTCAATCTTCGGTCGGCGATTTCTTGATACACGAATTGTCCGTAGCAAAATCTGTCTGCAATTATATTATACTCCTTCGACTTGTCTATTAGCTCGGAAAAAAATTCATGGTCGTAAGGACAACTGCAATGTACTATTCTAGCCTCAAACAAACCAGCCAAGTTCCGGGCTAATGTGGATTTTCCAGTCCCATCGCATCCTTCAAGAACCCATAGCACGATGCTTTTCCACCTCTCTCAAGAAATTTGACAACATTCGCTCTCTCTTGACTTTGGATGTATCAACCCTGATTGTATTGAATCCAGCCTCTCTAAAATATTCCACGCTATTGGTTACAGTTCTCCATTTATTACGGAGTATGGATTCATTTATCGGTTTTCCGCCATTTCTTTCCAATATTCTTTGGAGACAAACTTCTAGGGGTGGGGCTAATACCAGAATCAAAATGTTCCTGTCTTTATGGTATGGTTTTAGTGTGTCTATCGTAGGAGCTTTGACTGTTGAAAACATCACTCCTTCCATAAGTATATCGTGTTCTGGAAATTCTTGTACGGCGAACGCTAGAGCATCATTCATAATTTGGAAATTCTTGTATCTATCCATACCTCCAGAAGTCTTATTGTATTTTCCAAGAGCTACCCAAGAAATATCCTTGAATACAGTTACTTCTTTGCCTTTATCTCCGACAATCTCCCAATTGGAAATTTGTCTCATAGAATTAGGGAATGTGGATTTGCCCGAGCCATTACAGCCCCTAATATTCACCAACATTCTTTTCAACGCCAGTCAATCCCTTCTGTATCCAAAGTTTTTTTCTTGCCGGCCTGATACCACGCCATCCTCCCAGTTCTCCTAACATGTGGGGCTCAAACAAGTTCCGTCGAATTTGAAATATGTTGTCCCATAAATCTCGCTGTTCTGGAAAATTCTCTTGGTAAAACAATAGATTTTCCAACTGGCGGTCGTGATGAAATCCTCCGTACCTTGCACCCTTGAAAAGATTGCGCCAACTACAAATTTTGTTAACTACAGACATCACTGGTATGGTCTCCAACGGAGCTTCTGCCGCACTTACAACAATTTTCAAATACCCATCCAAACGGCGCATATCTCCAGCCGTCACCAATTTCTTTTTGTCGAACAAGTCTGCTTTCTCGTCATGGTAGAATATGTTGAATAGCCCGGATGTAAGATTGCTACTGTCTTTCCAGCTGTACCCTCCTCCCATCAACTCCAAGTCTATCAACCCATTATTGTTAAAGGTTGTTATAGCTTCCATGAATAAGTCCACAGAGAATCTACCCATATACTTCCAAGAATTTAACTCATGCTCTATGGATTGAAAATTGTTCCGGGGGCTATCGCTATTAGCCAAACAATACAGCCAATTAGTTGGGTCTTGAGCCGCAACTTCAAGAAACTGAACCATAAGCGGTACAAACCAATCCATATTCTTGACGTATTTTCTGGAGGAGTTGAATACAAGTTTGTCCTTGTACTTACTCCAGAATTTTTCCAAAGACGTAGTATTTAATTGCCTCAATTTATGGATAGGTATTTTATCCAATAAATATATGGCTGTTATCTCGCAATAAGTCATAGAGTGTAGCCAAGCCAAGTATATACAATTATCAGAGTCCAAATTGTTTATTACAGCGTATTCTCCAAGCGTCAACGGATCTATGGCCGGAGCATATTTTTGGTACTCTATGAACTTTTTTAATCTCCAAGGATGTCCTGTATCTCCTGGTATATTCACAATAACACCTCCATATGTAACTGGGGGCTGAGCCCCCAAAAAATCTATTGTTCGTCCCAGTCACCCTCGTCATCTTCCCAGTCCTCATCGGTTTTTGCCGGCTTGGCTTGGGTAGTCAATTTTTTGTAGGCTAACAACTTCGCTTTGGGGTTTCCATTGTATTCTTCGTGTATGACGTCGATAATGACGGCCTTGCCGACCAGTTTGTCGAGATCAATTGCGACTTTTCCATCTGCCTTCAAGCCCAGAGCTTCCAAGAACAGCTTCAATTTCCAGAGAGATTTTTCAGTGAGAACAATATTGTCGTAAACAATAGCCCCCACACTGTTTCCTTTGGTAACTTTGGATTTTACAACCAGCATGTCGTTCCCAGTTGAGGCCACTTTTTCCTCGATAGAATCAATCACCGCAACATGTTGGCCCTCTTCACAAAGTACAAATGCTTCTACTCCGGTGAGATCAACTTTGAGCTTTCTTGCCATTAGTTTTTTCTCCTTTCACCAATTGCATTATTTTGGAGTATGATGGGTCTAACAACATTTTAGGCAGTTTAACTTGGGCCGGTTTTTGGGTTTTCACCCAATAGTATGGGTTCGGGGCTAAATGAATTGCGTGGCGGCTAATTTCTTTTGTCGTTCCATCACTCCCTTCAACTTCTTGAGTGACTACAGTTGTGTGTATTCCATAATTCGCCATAGCTTCCAGATATGTCCTTGCTCCCTTACTAACATTTGGTCGAACGTCTGGGGTGATTTCATCTTCCATACCTTCTATCGCATCAGTCACTTCGTGGCAAGTAAGGACAACAACTTTTTTGGCTGAGAGCGAATGAAGTTTTTTGATGAGCTCCTCCGTATCTGTTTTCAGATCACCCCAATTTTGTTGCGTCATCCTCCTCCCTTTTTTGATAACATTAGAATCAACCCACTCATTTACCACCAATGAAAAAGTGTCTACCACAACTGTTTTATACTCTTCATCGGCGGCCAATTCTCCGAGAAGCTGTTTGAACTCGTTGAGATCGTTGACTATAACGGCTTTGATCCCTTTGACTTCTCGGATTGTATTTGATCCATTATCTCCTATCCCCACATACAGTAGCGGTTTGGGGAATGTGGATGAAATGTGAGTTTTGCCCGAACCAGATTTCCCATACACCACCCACAATTGCTTGTGGGCTACACTCTCTATATCCACAGCCGACTCAAGTATTCCCATGCTAGCTCCTCTCAACAAAATCCTTCTCTATGATGTAATCCACATCTGCCCCGGAAAATTCTGCATTACAGATTGGTCTGAAGTCACAGAATTTACACTGGCTATTTACACATTTAATCTTGTTTTTATCACCTCTTTTCAAAATATCTTTCACCATATACACAAAACTCTCCCAAACAGCGTCTACCATGGGGGGCATTATATCCAATCGGTGACGGAAAAAATTATTTGGGATATTTTGGCGGTAGTTTTCGGCTTGACTCAATATGTGGGGGTCAACTATGCCTAGCTCCTCGCAAGCTCTGAGCCAACTCTGCGGCGTTATTTTACTGGATTGAGCGGCAGAGAATCGCTTTGATTTGACTAACCAAACAGGCTTGTCTGCCGGTCGGCTCCTAATATAATCCCACAAAACTTGATTAGGCAATTTCCCAGACATTAGTTGTCTCGCTTTGGCGTATAAACAAACCTGTTGGTTCATTACCAATTCGCTAATGTCGGGGGCATAGGTGAATGTTTTATGCTCTCCTATTGTACCGTCAGAATATAATTCATCTATCACCCCATTAAACAACACGAGTTCTTTTTTGTATCGGAACAACTCTATGTTGAATTCTTCTTCGGTTTTCTCTGGGAGTTCGTCTGCCCCCCAGACTTGATTGTAGTCAGAAAATATTGTTTGAATATCATCCAAGTAGTTTTCACCCAACTCGCTCTGTTGATCTGATGGAAGAGCATAAAAGTTGTCTTTTATCTCCTCCAAGATCGCTTTTATTTGGTTTGGATCGTTCCTTACTTGAAGGAGTTTGTGGAAATCTCCTCCAAAAGTAAGTGGACGAACAATTTTTTTAGGCTTGATACATTTTACATATCGAAGCCAATGTTTATAGGGGCAACTCATGAACGAGTTTATCCGGGAATAGGAGAATGTAATCATTATTCTCCTCCTCTCATATTAAATTGGTTATGTAAAGGCCAACTTGCGTTGGCCCAGGCGAATTATTTGCCTTTTTTGGCAGGGGCTTTTTTCTTGGCCGGAACGATGGGCTCAATTTCTTCAAAATCATCGTCATCATCGTCGTCATCATCGTCAAAATCATCTTCTTCTTCTTCTTCGGTTTCTTCTTCTACAGGCTCAGGGGCTTTTTTGGCTTCTTTCTTGGGCTTGGCCTCTTTCTTGGGCTTGGATCCACGAACCACTACCGGGGGGGCATCAGCCAGAGACACGATTCTGTTGGCAAATCTGGGGTTTTTCGGGTCGATTTGAAGCCCAGTTTTCCTGTCAAATTTGAGCTCGGTGCCATCGGCTTTCTCTATGGCGATTTCTGTCTTGGTTACAGATTTCACCGGATATTCTTTGCCGATTCGCATACCTGTAAACCCAATGATAGCCACCATTTCACCTTTCTTCAAACTTGAGAACATGTTTTCTTCCTCCTTTAATTATTTGATAATTCTATTATATCTGTTTGCTTTGAAAAAGTAAAGATCAATTTTAGCTGGATACTGTGGTGTTTAGCCATGAGGAGTATAGAATTGTTGATCCTGTAATGTCTGATGAAGTTCCTCCTTGATAAGTTATAGCGGTAGATGTGGATGTGTAGGTTATTCCTACTGTTATATTTGTGTATTGCCGATTTTGCCTTGGGTCTTGCCCCCACCTTTGGTCTGTAATAACTCCTCCTTTCACCACCCGGTAATGCTCGTGGCCGCATTTGGGGCACTCTAGTTTGTATTCTCCGTCCACAGAGAGATCGAGATCAAATTGGACGTACCCGCCACATTCGTGGCAATACAACTCTTGGCGTTCTTTCATAACCTCGCTCCTTTTACAAAGACTTTATTCTACTCAGCAACTTTTGTAGATCATCATCGGTCAAATTTTTGACTACATCCTTGGCTACAGGGTTGCAAAAGTCTATCATCCAGCTCCATATGGATTCGCCATAAAATTCTATCGCTGTAAGCTCCCACCGCCCTTCGCTGTTGCTGTATACGTTGGCCCCATAGCCATTAGCAAATCGGTACACTCTTTGTAATTTATCTGGTCTAATTGGACTGAGTCTCTCCAAACACGGTCGTATCATTTTTGCCCTCCCAACTCCATCTCAAGTTGGATTATTTTTTGGGTTTGATGTTGGATAGTAAAGTATATGGCTACATCTATCAGCCCAACCAGGAGTATAGCGGCCAGCATAACGGCCAAAAGTCTTTGTTCTAGGCGACACATACGTGCCGCCCAGCGTTCGTTGCTAGTCATTATTCTCCTCCTCTCACAATTTCTGCTGACCCCAACGTTGATCCTTTTGGTGACAATTCCATGGCTTGCTCCATATATTTTTCTGTAATCAGCTCCTTGAAATCGCACCCATTCTCTTTCCAATCAATCCAGAATTTTGCGCTATTTTGTTGGGTAGCGAGGAGGATTACAGCTATTGTAAACCACTCGCTATTCTTTACATCATCGGGGTTGTGTTTTTTATTGGATATGCTCTCATGCGTGTTTAGGGCTGACCGAATAATCCTATGTCTAAACCCATCAATAATTTCCATTGCCGGTTCAACTAGGATTCCAAACAATCTCTCGGGATAATCATTCACCGTGTTTTCAAAATGTACTTCTACTGACCTCATCATTTTTCCTCCTTCTAACCTTAAATATCGTAGCACCAGCCGTAAGGAATAGGATTGTGTCCTTTGCCTATATGGTATGAAAAGAGTAAACCGCCCACCTCCCAACCAGAACCTGCTACTATCGCTCCTTCATTCGTTAATCCCAACCAATATCCGGGCTTGAAGTTAAAATTTAATGCTCGGAAATTCTCTTGTACCTGTACTTTGAACTTCAATTCTTTTATCCCCAAGTCAAAAACTCTTGTTCTCAACGTTTTTCCCTCCTTATTTGGTTTTCAAAGTTCCCTCTCTTTCTATACTTATTATAACTCGTTTACTCCGAAAAGTAAAGAGTTATTTTGGAAAATTTTTGGAAATTTTTATGTATTTTGGGCGGTGCCGAAGCACCGCCCGGATTCGCTTTAGTGTAACCCTTCGGCCACCTCCACTTCATCATAATCGAAGTTTAGCGTGGTACCATATCCGTTGACCTCCACTGACCCCAGGTATTGGTTCGGGGCCATTAATTCGTTGGTTCGCCGGAGTATTTCTGGCGGAGTCAGCTTCGAGAAATCGTTGGAGTTTTTCCAATCGACCCAAAACTTTGAGCTGACTTCTTCCGACACGAAAAGGATGATTGCTATTGTCATCTTTTCGCTCTCTCGGAGCATCTCCGGCATTGACTCCGAGATGTCTCCGTGGGTGTCTAGCGAAGATTTGATGATTGCCCTTCTCATGAGGTCGATCATCGGGGCTATCGCTTTGGGTAACCCACAATCGTTTACCGTTGCCTTGAACTCCACCTTTACGTTGTTAGCCATTTTTGTTTCCTCCTTCTTTGTATTTTTGTTTTTCCCTTGTTACTACAAGTATAACCTATATACTCTAAAAAGTAAATACCCATTTTGGAAAATTTTTGGAAAATTTTTGAAATTTTTCTGGCCTGTCTCATCGGCGGCGGTAGGCCATTTCCACCGGACAGCCCGTGAGGGCTGTTTCGACTATTCTTGGAGAAATTTCATGTCGGCAACTTCTCCAGTCATTTCCCCATTCCCTCTTTTATCCAGACAATCCTGGCATGGGACTTCCAATTGGATATAATCGTATCCAGACCCATCCTTTCTTGCCCTCGCCCAAAGTTCTACGTCATGAGACATTACCTTGATGTACTCGAACCCAGCCCGGTCCAACATCTCCGCTACCAGCCAATACTTAATCATTTTTGTATCCTCCTTTGTTTTATTTGAGGCGGTGGGTTGGCTTACGCCAACTCCACCTTATTTGCGAACCGGGGATTTTTAGCGTTGATTTGTTGTAAGGTTTCTTCATCGAACACCAGGATTTTTCCGGTGGAATTATCCGATTGGCCGGCTTTGGTATTGACGTAGATTCTTCCATTCTCGATTCGCTCCACCGGGAATCTTCCAATCACCATCCCGGTGAATGCCTTCAAGATAACTTCTTTGGGTTGTTTTTTGGCTTGAATCCGGGGTTGCGCTTGATGGTTAGCGATTTTACATTTGCTACAGATCGTATCCAATTTCGGGTTGGCATTTTTTCCTTTGTATTCGCACCCGCACGCCCAAGTTTTCTTTTTCATTTTCTTTTCCTCCTTATTAGCTTTTTGAATTTGGAATATTTCACTTTCTTGAAGTTCTTTCTCTATCGCTTGGTCCACTACTTTTTTGCTAGCCATTCCAATCTCCTCCTCCACGATTTGATTCCATTGCTTCGGAAACATCCTTTTCGTCATTTTTTCATTCCCTCCTTGTTACTCTTATTATATTCGATATACTTCTAAAAGTAAATACCTTTTTTGGAAATTTTTATGTATTTTTTGTTTTTATTTTTGGGGCTGGTGTTACCCAGCCCCACCCTTGCTACTTGGAGATTTTCTTTTGGTACTCTTGCACCAGATTCTCGGAAATCTCCACCACCTTACAAACTAGGATTGTCCTTACTTGTTCCGGGAGTTCCCACCATCCGTCCGGGCCAACTGCCTCTTGAACTTCTTGTAAAATCTCCTTCGCTGTATAGAGTTCGATTTCCAACCGCTTGATGTAGTTCATTTTTTCTTCCTCCTTTTGTTTTTCCCTTGTTACTACAAGTATAACTTACTTACTCTAAAAAGTAAATACCCATTTTGGAAAATTTTTGGAAATTTTTTGGAAATTTTTTGTTTTTGGGCGGGAGCTAAACTAGCCCCCACAATTATTATTTCCCTTCTAATGCTTTCAGATATTCTTGGACGTATTCTTGATGGGTTTTTCTTGCTATCTCCTTTATTGTTTCTGGCACATATTCCCACTCCGGGCTATCCATCATCCGTGTAATCATAACTCCTACGGCATATGTCCTATTCATGGCCGCATAACGTTTGTCGTCATTCATTTTATTTCCTCCCTTCTTTTTGGCACTTCGGGCAAATCCGGCCTGGGATATAAACTGGGGCTTTTTTGTTGTATTCGGGTTCGTAGGTGCATCCGCATTTGTAGATATTCCATCCGCTAACTACCTTCAACGCTGCTGGACTTAATGTTATCCCCAGTTTTTCGTTGGTACATTTGAAGCTCATTTTTTCTTCCTCCTTGTTTCTCTTGTTACTACAAGTATAACTCGTTTACTCCGAAAAGTAAAGAGTTATTTTGTAAATTTTTTGAAAATTTTAGGGAGTCATTTGACTCCCCAAGCTCCTACAGAAATTTCAACATCCAGCGGCACTTTTAGTTGTATATCAAAATGCTCTAATACTTCTGGGCGAATCATGATTTCTCTTATCTCCTTGCTGGCTTGTTTTACATATTCCTTTGGTAGATCAATCAAGATCGAGTCATGAATTGTACCCACAATTTTTAGATCGTATTTTGAACGGAGCTTTTTGGATATTTCAACGGCGGCCAACAGAAGAAGATCGTTGGCGGTACTCTGAACTGGAGTATTAATGGCTTGACGAATGGCTTTGCCCCGCAAATATTGGTCTTGATTATAAATGTCTGGTATGGGGCGAAACCGACCAAACATATTGGCGATTCCTCCCAGAGATTCACAAAGTATTTCCATATTTTTGTGCCATTTCAATAGGTTGGGATATTTGTGGAAAAACAATTGTCTGTATCGTTCGGCTTCGGCCAAGGACACCACTGTATCGTAACTGTCGAAGGCATAATTCACAAATCCTTTAGCGGCCATACCATACAAAAATCCAAAATTTACGGCTTTGGCTCTTGTACGGTATTCTCCCTTGACTTGAGCGGCGGACAACCCAGTTATTGACTGGGCGGTCAATGTATGAATATCTCCTCCCTCATGGTAAATTTTTAACATGTTTCTTTCATTCGCATATTCGGCGGCTATTCTCAATTCTATTTGGGAATAGTCCACCTCAATCAATGCCCTATGGGGCGGTGCTGTAAATAACCCACGCAATTCTGGTTTTCTCGGAACTTGTTGTAAATTAGGGTCGGAGCAACTTGTGCGGCCAGTTACTACGTTGGTTAGATGGAACGTTGGGTGAATTCTACCGTCGTGGCGAATGTACTTCGGCCATGCGTTTAAGAATTTGCTGTTGGCTCCATAGTAAAATTTGTAGTCCATTAGTTGCTCTGCTAGCGTGAATCCCTTAGCCCGCAAACGTCGGAGAACTTTGGCATCAGCTGAGGGGCTACCAGTTTTTTGAGACAATTTAATCGTGGGGAAATTTAACTGGTTGAATAATAAATCGGACACTTGCTTGGGGCTATTCCAATTTATAGGGTGTTGGTCGTTTAACACTTGTAATTTGGCGTCGGCTTCTTTTTTGTACCTTTGTTGGGTAATTTTTAATGATTCTTGATCCAGATAGATTCCATCGGATTCGGCTTGGCGGTACATCAAATATGCCGGTCTGAGAATCTTATGGTAAGATTTCCATTGACCCGGGTTCATTCTTTTGTGAAAATATTGGAATAATTCCCAAGTATATTGGAGATCCAACTTTAGGTACTCCACAACTTGCTCGGATTTTTCCAGCTTCAGCTTTTTGCCTACATCCCAATTTTCCACTCCGAGATAGCGTTGAGCCATGTCCTTTAGTCCGTGGGGCACGGACAAATCATATGCTGTGCCGAGCAACATAACATCGTAGTGTATGGGTAATTTTAGTTTCAAGTGCCTCTCCATAAAAAGTGTATCGAATTTCCCATTCTGAAAGACAGTTCTAGACTTTTGACTCCTAATATTACCCATCAACCGAAGTAGATGGCCCGTCTCATATGGGATTTCGTATATGTTATATGACTTTAGCGGCTCTTGAATTGACTCAGCCAGCCCTACGCCCACATAATTTATCATGTCTTTATATCGGTCCAAGCCTGTGGTTTCTATGTCTATGACGGCGTATTTCATTGTACGTTGCCCCTTTCCATTCCAATACCTTTCCATATAGCTTCGCCAGATTTTGGGTGTCTAGCTTCTCTATAAGTTGTCTTCATGTATCGGTTGAAGTCATGGTATTTCTCTGGCTGTCGTCCAGTTGCTAGACAATAATTTACATACGATTCATACATTACACGCTTTACTACGATAAAGTTATTTGCTACTACGCATTTTTGTTTTACATAAGCGTGTATGGAATCGCTATCTTGCCTTAGCATATCCACCAGAGCTTTACTGGATTTTGGATTCGGCATAGTCTTTAAGGGAAGAAAACTCAATATGTGCGGCAATACAGATTCTATATTCTTGGAGGAACACAATTTATTTACATAATCGTTGTTAAGCCTCAAGGCGTGTGGCATAGCCAATATTCTCATGCGCTCGTAGAACGCATCTGACTTCTCCTCCAATTGTAGCGGTAATTGATTAAAGGAGAAAACCAATTTGGCGAATGACACAAAAAAGAATGGGTCTTTGCCCTTCTTCTCATGCATGATATGATCTCCACCAGTTATTTTCTTTATATTGTCTATGGAGCTTAGTGGTAGGGATGAGTTGTCGGCGCAAGAGTTTAGGAGCTTTCCATACAGTTGTGATGGGTAAAATTTTCTGTTAAGATCGTGCATAGACAAGGAGCTTACATTTTTAGCCCCCACCAACGATTCCATGAATCTTATGAGTACAGATTTTCCAGTATTGGATGGCCCGACCAGAGTCAAAAAAGTCTTCAACCCACGGTCGGAAATCAATGTATAAGCCATGTACGACATCAACAATTCTAACTCCGGGGGCAACAATTTTACTTCTCCAACCAGAAAATCGTACAACATGGTGTTCTCAAAAACTTTATTGGTTGGAGTATAGTTGTGAGGAATTTGTATCATCTGCAGATATTTTTTGTCGTGAGGCAACAACTCCTTACGGCGTATATCCCAAACACCGTTGAGAAAATTTATCAAATTTTTGTCTGCGTCTAAGCTGCTAGACGATTGTTGTAATTCTGGCTCTTTTAACAAGAGCTTAAATACATCAGAAATTCTTGCGTGGGTAATTAGGTGTGGTGCTACTACCAGTTCTTGGATAATTTTTTGTACTTCTAGGCTGGACTCTCGGAACACTCCTTTGTGGTATTTGTATACTTCATTACCCATTACAAACACTTCCCGGCTGTCCTTAAAGTAATCCACAATTGCTCGGGCATTTATCTGGGCTGGCACTCCTTTGGCGTTATAGAGTACAAATGGATTGTCTCCGGCCACCTCATAGCGTTGCGTGTTGTTAAGTATTTTTTCAAGCTCCTCCGGGCTCATGGGTTCTTCAAACACAATCTTGTTGATGATATCCGCCATAGCCCGAAGTTGATTTTCACTGGCCCCAGATCGCTTATAAGCCATCAAGTGCGTAAATAATTTGGCGTTTCTTCCATCTCCTTCTTTTAAGTTGTAAAGAGATTCGCATTTGATTTGAATGACTGTAAATTCTAGTGGAAGAGGAGCTATTTGTTTGGAGTTGTTGAATTTTCTTCCTTCGGTGCCGTAGGGCAAAATTACATACCCTTTTTTAGCCACTCGGTAGTCACATTTTAATCCACAAGGAAGAATCATTCCAACCTTTTGCTTGTACTGGGTATCGGTCTCAAAATATAGGTGTAATCCCTTTGGCGTTTCTGCCGTAAGAGTATCTATTCCCAACGCTTTTATAACTCTCTTGGCTTTGTCCTTGCCCTCATCTATGTCTACTACAATATATCCTTTTCTAACCCACCAGCCTATTTGCCCTCCATTATTTACGTGGGCTTTTGCTTTGAATACGTTGATTACATCCCGGTCAATTCGCTCTTTGCCCCGGCAACGCACATAAGAATCTCCACCAATTAGCTCGTCAAATTCTTCGATTCGCATCCATCCACCGCCCTGTCTATTGTTGTAGTATACATGGTAGAATCTGGTGTATTCAACCAGCGTTCTAGACGTAGCATTTTGTTATCTATGGCCTGAAACAACTCGTAGGAGTTAAAGTTGAATATCATCATTACATGATTCATGACTATAAATACATCCGCTAATTCATCCAGAACTTTATCGTGTAAATTAGTTTGGGCGGCTTCGTGGTTTGGATATCTGGGGTATTTAGCCAACACTGCGGCCAGCTCGTTCAACTCCTCTATCGCTACCATAATCTGGTTATTGAATCCATACAGTTGTTGGGCTTTAGACAATACCTTCTTCAGATACTCCGGGCTGTACTCAATCATTTCTGTCCTCCTCCGAATAGCTGGAAAAATGTACTACATTGACGTGGCCCGATTCTAATATGTTTTGAGTTTGTTGAGAGATCGGTTGCTGGCGCCCATAATACACGTTCGAGATTCCAGCTAACACGATTGCCCGGGCACACGCTTCGCAAGGGTATCGAGTTACATACAGCCAACAACCGGTCAAATCTTGTTTGGCGTTGATTATGGCGTCTATCTCCGCATGAACGCTTCTACAATCGGAGGGCAGTCTGTGATTTTTGCTGTCGTCACCGTATTTGTCCTGGCGCATACAACTGTACGTGCATGACGGCACGGACACATTAGCCCCGAAGGATATGATTCTGGCGTCGTTTTTGTGCTGGGTTCGATTGTAACGAACTATGACCGCCCCTACAGACACCTTTCTACAAGTGGATTGCATGCCAGCATACTGAGCGGCCAGCTCCATTAGTTTTTTAGTTGTAACCATATTTCCTCCTTTATCTGGCGTGGGGTTATTTTCTGGTCTGTATAATATCCTCCGGTAGCAACCATGTAATCGCTAGGCGGCCATTGTATCGGGATTTTGAATACATCTTCTGTGAGAGAGCATACATTTACGCCTGTGGCTTCGAGCTGGTATGACGGGTTTTTACACTTTTTGGTTTTGGTGTATTGGCACCCAGCGCACCCACCTACTCTGAAATATTTTCCATTTGGATAAGATATTGAGAGAGATCGAGAGAGCTTATTGAGAGCATTTCGGGTCAAGTAGTGGAGCCCAGTACGCATAAAGTACAGTCTTGACTTGGATGCGTCAACTTTCGGGTACACAGGAAAATAGTCTTTGGAGTGAGCGATGACGCATATTATATAGAAGCAATTTTTTCTCGGCATATTGCCGAACAGAGGAGTTTTTGGGGGGCAACATGGACGGTTATTAAAGTTAGCGCACTGGTGGTCGTGGGTACACCACCAAGTTTGTTGCTCGGGCTCATAGTGTTGGAGGATTCTCTCGGGAGTTATGCGGGTACATAATACTTGGTATTTGACTCCTGCTTTTGACTCCAGTTGTAGCGAGATCATATCATGCGCTCCAATGCTTTCAACTTTCTACAGACTTTACAGATCGTGTGGAGCCCATCTCTTGAAATCTTGTTTTGATGGAACTCCGACGCAGGCTTGAATGTAAGACATCTTTTACAAAATTTGTCTGGCGGCGTGGGAATCTGCGTTGGCCCCGACCATGAGGAAGAATATTGTTTCATACACTCCTTACACCAAGATTGTCTCTGGTCTGGACTCTTTTTACTCTTGAAGAACTCGTTGAGGGCTTTGTTTTGCTTACACTTAGCGCATCTTTTCTGGTGTTGGTACATAAATTTCTCCTTTCTCTTTCCTATTATTATATCGTAAAATGTTAGATTAGTAAAATCTTTTTAGACTGGGTATATGGACGATTGGGGGTGGAGTTGGACGGAGTTGGGGTTGGAGAGTTATTGTATTATGGTCTTGGAGAGTTATTGTATTATGGTCTTGGAGAGTTATTGTATTATGGAGTGTGAAAATACGAACGTACGTTCGGGAGAGCAATCTTGTAAATTATGGAGGAAATCTTGGAGTGTTTTTTCGGTTAATTATTGGGAAAATATGGATGAACTTGGATCAGCGAAATTCTGTGGATGAGTTTGTGGTAAGTCCCATGCGCGGCACTTAAAATTAAAAAAACGTAAGTATCAGAATGGGAAAATTTTGCTGTAATAATTGCTTCCTATTTAGGAATATATTAGGCTAAAATACAGAGAAATAGGTACTTATAAAGGATTATCAAAAAATAGAAATTTTACAAAGTTCTTTCAGAAGTAACTGAGGCTGAGTACAATAAAGAGTGTTGATAAAATTAGGTACTTTTAGAAGGTCTTGATAGGCAAAAAAATCACCGAACGTACGTTCGTATTTTTTGGGAAAATTTCTTCAGGTAAAAAAAGGAAATGGGTTCTATCTTGGTTTGCCAGAGAGTGTATTATGTGGGGTTCGAGGTGCTATCAATGCTTGTTATCAGAGTTTTACTATTTCAGTAAAATTGAGGGAAATTTTAGAAAGTGCCTTGGATAGAAACTGGGCGAAAAAACGTAAATTCCTTGGCGCCGTGAGTAAAAAAGGGTTAATACTTAGTATATAATATTGTTTTTTCTGCCTAAAAATCGTAGCTACTTATACAATAAAAATATTGTAGAATACAAAAGAATATATATAAAATATACGTTTTTTTAAGTGTAAAAAAATTGCTTTTAGAAAAAACTATAAAAAAAGTGAAAAAGGAAAATATAGGGTTTGTTGAAATTTTTTAATAGTCGTTTTTTATAAAAAGGAATTTGCTAAAAAAAACGTACCACATTTTTTTGAGTACTGCGAGAAGTAAGAAGGAATTATTGTAAAAATATCGAATATTTTACTTAGTGAGAGTATGAGAGCGAGGAGGTTGGAGATTTGGGTTGGTACCGGGCTACTGAGAGGGCATTATACCTATATTGGGGGGCAGACTTAAGGAAGAAATCTTTGGAACTAATGTTGGAGGAGATGAGTGATGGACGCATAACAGCAAATTATGAACTCAGAGAGTGGTCTTTCTCGGGTGTGGGCGGTGGAGTGGATAATATCGTTCTGGCTAAAATTAAGTTGGAAAGTGAATTGGCTAGAATCGAAAAGATAATAGAAATAGTGAGTGAGGCTCTCAACAGATTAGAGGAGGATGAGTTAAATTTGGTGAGAGCTGTGTATTGGGAAAAGAAAGGTTGGGAGGATGTATGTTGTGGAATGGGTATGGATAAAAATTCCTACTATAAGCGGAGGAGGGGCATAATCAAAAAATTGAGCTGGCTGTTGGGATTTGATTGATTATGGAGGGAAAAAATCGGGAAAAAATCGGGAAAAAATCGGGAAAAAATCGGGAAAACTTTTGAGTGTTTTTAGTATATAATAGATATAGTTGAATATATGTGGCTGTGGTTGATTGATGATTGATGATTGATGCTTGAGAGGAGGTGAGACTGTGGGTTATAAAGGTGCTGGTATTAGTCCTCCAGATCGCAAAATTTTTGGAACATATAGCAATGGGCTAGTTCTTGAGTTGTTGACTCCAGAAGTGAGTAAGAAAATTTGTAACTTGGTTCGTGTTGGGAACTACTTGGATACAGCGGCCGCAGCTTGTGGCGTTACCAGAGCTACGCTTCACCGATGGTTGCGTATAGGAAACAAAGATTTAGAGATGGGCCGCAAAACAGTTCACTCCCGCTTTGTAAATCGGGTTCATAGAGTCATGGCTGAATCTGAACTTTTGTCTCTCGCAATGCTGAACGATCATGGGTTGAAATCGTGGCAAGCGGTTGCTTGGAAGATGGAGCGGAGATTCCCGGAACGTTGGGGGAAGAGCTACAAGGCTGAGATTGAATTGACTGGAAAAGATGGTGGTCCAATTGAGATCGGAGATGCTAGAAAACAACTCCTTGGCCGACTATTTGCGGATGAACCCAGTCTTGGGGAAACAGAAAATAGCGAGGATGAGTGATTCTGAAGCATTAGAGTTGATGTATAATTGGTCTTTTTGGGCCAGGCCAAATCAAATTCCTCCTTCGGCTGTAGATTGGAGTACATGGTTGATATGTACCGGGCGTGGCTGGGGGAAAACTCGGACTGGTGCTGAGTGGGTGAGATGGTTGGCTGAAAGCGGTAAATTTGGGAGGATTGCTCTGGTCGGGGCTACGGCGGCTGACGTCAGAGATATCATGATTGAAGGAGACAGTGGGATAAAGGCTGTTTGTCCTCCATGGAACTATCCTAATTATGAGCCCAGCAAGCGGAGATTGACTTGGCCTAATGGCGTCCGGGCTATCGCATATTCTGCTGAAGAACCAGCCCGGTTGAGGGGGCCACAGCATCATGCGGCTTGGGCCGACGAATTGGCTAGTTGGAAATATCCTGAGACATACGATATGCTGTTGTTAGGGTTGCGGCTAGGGGTTAAGCCAAGAGTGGTAGTCACAACCACTCCTAAACCAATCAAAATCATACGAGAATTGGTGAAAGACGACACCACCACAGTAACTACTGGGAGCACTTTTGAAAATCGAGCTAATCTGGCTAAGACATTTCTAAATGAAGTCACAAAGAAGTATGAAGGCACTAGGCTCGGGCGCCAAGAATTGTATGCGGAAATTCTTGAAGATGTCGAGGGGGCTTTGTGGAATCGGGACATGCTGGAAGCTGTAAGGGTGTCTACAGTTCCAGACATGAAAAGAATTGTAGTTGCCGTTGATCCTTCGGTTTCTAACAATGAAAATTCGGCTGAGACTGGAATTATAGTTGTTGGTCTGGGGGTAGATGGTAATGGGTATATCATCGATGATAAAAGCATGGTAGGTTCTCCCGACGAATGGAGCAGTGAAGTCATAGCTCTCTATAACAAACACAAAGCAGATCGAATTGTTGTTGAAGTTAATCAAGGTGGAGATTTGGTTGAGACTGTTTTGAGAACCAAATTCACGAGGGCGCCAATTAAGAAGGTTCATGCTTCCCGGGGCAAACAAACAAGAGCTGAGCCGGTGGTAGCTTTGTACGAACAAAAGAGAGTTAAACATATTGGATTTTTTCCTTTTCTGGAAGATCAACTCTGCTCTTGGGTCCCAGGAATAAGTAAGAGTCCAGACAGAATGGATGCTCTTGTTTGGGGGATTACAAGTTTGATGCTTGAAAATGAGCCGACTTTGCGGGTCAGGCGTTTATAAGGGGGCGTGGGGGTTGAGAAAAATAACTCAGTTGTGTCTGGGTACAGTTCAACTTGGTATGCCTTATGTTACCAAAAAACCAAAATTGAAGGATTCATTGGAGATTCTTGCGTTTGCTGAGAGCGCAGGAATTTCTTGTTTTGATACAGCTCAAGCCTATGGTACAGCGGAGGAGATTTTGGGTACATTCGGTATGGGTGGAGACAGAAAGGTGATTACCAAGTTACACCCGGATGCTACAAGGGTCGATATTCAACTGTCGTTGGATAGATTGGGTGTAAGTAAGGTGTTTGCTTTTTTGTTGCATCGGCCCAGCCATATGTATTCGTATGGAATCGCTCACCGTATGAGAGAGTTGAGAGAGCAGGGTTATTGCGATCATGTGGGAGTATCTGTGTATGATAAAGGAGATGCTATTTGGGCGGCTAATGCTGATTGGGTTAGCGCCATAGAATTTCCTTATAACTTGTTGTGTAAGGAGCTGGATGATTCTCCCTTCTTCGACTTGGCGGCAGGGAAGGTGCTGATAGCAAGACAGCCATTCGCTAAAGGTGAATTGTTCCGCTGTGGGATGGACTTCTTTGGGGTGAATCGGGCTCAGGCGTGTCTGCAATTTGTTATGAATCATATACCCAGGTTCGACTATGTGGCCTTCGGGGTAGATGATTTAAGACAATTGCAGGAGAATGTTGAGGGCTCAAAGAAAAGCGTGCCGATGATGGAATCCAATCGAATTTGGAGAGAATCATTGAAGCTCAACGCTTATCTGCCGCCCAGTTTGTGGGCCAATTAGATGGGTGTTGTAGCTATCGTTCAAGCTCGACTAGGGTCAACTAGGTTGCCTGGAAAAGTTCTAATGGACTTGGAGGGGCAACCCATGTTGTATAGACAACTTGAAAGAATCAAAAGAAGTAGGTTGTTGGATGATGTGGTGGTAGCAACCAGCTGTTTGGAGAAAGATAATGCTTTGGAAGAGTTCTGCTGGCGTGTAGGGGTTGCATGCTACCGGGGCTCAGAGAAGGATGTTCTGAGTAGGTATTTGGCTACCGCTTATCATATTGGGCTTTCTGATGGTGATAGTATAGTTCGATTGACTGCAGATTGTCCGTTGACTGATTGGCGCATGATAGATCGGGTTATACTGAACCACAAGAAGTATGGAGCAGACTATACGTCAAATGTAATTCCTCCTACTTATCCTGATGGATTGGATGTAGAAGTTTTTACACTTGATACATTGGAGAAAGCCTGGATTCATAACAATAAAGTTCATTGCGAAGATTGTTCGGAACATGTTACGACCCACATGAAAGATTTGAAATACTTCAAGACCATAAGTGTAGTGGGTGAAGAAGATTTGTCTAGGCTGAAGTGGTCGGTAGATACTATGGACGATTTGATGTTTGTGAGGGGGGTGTATAAAAAGTTGTTTAAGTCCAATCCCGACTTCGGGGCAGAGGAAATTTTGGAGCTGTATGGCAATCGAATTTGACTGGATACAATAAGAGAGTGTAAATGAAGGAGGGGCAATTGTGAATTTTTCCGAGTCAGACGTGGCGTTGGAAAGAGCTTTACAAGTTATTCCAAATGGGACATGTACGTTCTCAAAATCTCGAACCATGCTCCCGGTCGGGCATAGCCCATTTTATGCAGACAGAGGATTTGGCGGTCATCTGTGGGACATTGATGATAATGAATTTTTGGACTTGACTATGGGGCTAACTGCGGTCACTCTCGGGTATAGACACAAAAGAGTGGACCAAGCAGTTATGGCTCAAGTAAAAAGGGGAGGAGCTATTTTCTCTCTGCCTCAAAATTTGGAAATTACCGTGGCTGAACGAATAATTGATATGGTTCCTTGTGCCGAGATGGTGAGATTTGGCAAGAATGGGTCTGATGTAACTGCTGGAGCAGTAAGATTGGCTCGATATGTTACTGGGCGAGATATGGTGTTGTGTTGCGGCTACCATGGTTGGCAGGATTGGTACATCGGCACTACCGGGAGGAATGGGGGCGTGCCGGCGGTTGTATCGGAGTTGACTAAACAATTTCGGTACAATGATATTCTTCACCTCACTGTTCTGTTGGAGAAGTATGAAGGCCAAGTTGCTTGCGTGATTATGGAGCCAATGAATAGGGTTTTTCCCGTTCCTGGCTTTTTGCAATCGGTACAAAATTTGTGTAAGAAATATGGCGTGATATTTATTTTGGATGAAGTTATTACCGGATTCCGTTTTGCAAATGGCGGGGCTCAGGAGTATTTTGGAATTGTTCCTGATATGTGTACTCTTGGAAAAGGGATTGCCAATGGGTATCCTCTATCAGCTGTTTGCGGCAAACGAGAATTGATGGAGGAGTTCTCCAAGATACACTTCTCATTCACCTACGCCAGTGACTCGATTGCTTTAACAGCGGCTAATACTACGTTGTTGGAGTACAAGTATGGAGATGTCTGTGAGAAGTTAGCTGAGCGTGGAGAAAAGTTGAAGACGGAGTTAAACAAGAGTATTCGGGAGATTGGGATCACGCATTTAATTTCTTCGGTCAGCGGCCATCCGGCTTGGTCTCATTTCAACTTCAAAGATGATGTGGTTAAAAGCGAGTTTTTGAAGCAAGTACACTCTCTTGGAATATTGACTGCAGGTACAAATAATTTGTGCTATATGCATACAGACGCAGATATTGATTATGCTCTATGTATGTACGAGATAGCATTTGAGCGTTTGGCCTCTCTTGATTGGACTAAAGCTGATTGCTTGGTTGAGAGGGGGGTCAGATAATGAAAGAAGTATCCTTCAAGGCGTTGAAAAAAGAGGACATGGCTCAGATCGTGGAATGGAGAAATTCTACTGTTGGTGTATTGCGTACTCCATTCTTGATGACTAAAGATATGCAGGAGGAGTTCTATGAAAGAACGGTCTGTGATCGTGGGGCTGATTCCAGATATTTCGCTATTCATTTTGATGGTTCTCTGGTTGGTATGGCAGGCGTAAACAACATATCTTGGGAGAACCGCAATGGAGAAATCTCTTTGTTAGTCAATCCGAAGTTGCGGGGCAAAGGGATCGGCTCTATGGCTGTTTTGGAAATTTTGCGTATCGGATTCAACTGCATGAACTTGGAGAATATCTATGGCGAGTGCTATTTCAGCAATCGGGCTGGAATAAAGTTCTGGGAATCGCAAATTGAAAGGTTTCATGGATACACGGCTATCCTTCCCAACAGAAAGTTCTTTGGAGGAGAATACCACGACTCATTGTACTTCTCCTTTAATCGTAAAACTGTTTGGGAGGGGGGCGAACGTGTATGAGGCTCAAATTTATTGCTGAGATGAGCGCAAACCACAACGGTTCTTTGGAGAGGGCGTTAAAGATCGCTGAAATGGCCGCTGGAGCTGGCTGTTTTGCGCTGAAGCTCCAAACATACACTCCCGAAGAAATTACAATGGACCCAGAGCTGAGGAAAATTTATGAAGTAGGACAAACGCCCAGGGAATGGCACAAAGATATTTTCAATCATTGTAAGGTGCTAGGCATACGCTGTTTTTCGTCCCCATTCAGCGTTGGTGCCGTCGATTTTCTGGAACAATTTGAGCCCTGGGCGTACAAAATATCCAGCTTTGAGATTGGGGATTTGGAGTTGGTAAAAGCCGTAGCCAAAACAAAGCGGAACGTTGTTATGTCTATTGGAATGGCGTCGAAGCTGGAAATTCAATTGGCTTTGGATACGCTGAGGGAATATGGGGCGGCGTCAATAACTCTATTGAAATGTACTTCGGCTTATCCTGCTCCGGTCGAGAATATGAATTTGATTACATTGCTTGAAATGAAAAGGTTGTATAAAACCGAGGTGGGAATATCAGACCACAATTTATCCCATTTGCCTTCGCTAGTGGCTATTTCACTTGGGGCTACTATGGTTGAAAAACACTTTACGTTGAAGCGGAGCGATGGTGGGATTGACTCCATGTTTTCGATTGAGCCCGGGGAGATGGTTGATTTAATCGCTCAAGCCGGTTGGGTTGAAAAGATTGCGGGCAAAGTCCATTTTGGTCCCACTCCCGGAGAACGTGTGGATTTGAAAAGATCGCTACATGTTGTTGAGGATTTGAAGAAAGGCGATGCGCTAGGATTCAACAACGTAAAGGCTCTCAGGCCGGCTGGAGGGTTAGCCCCCAAGACTTTATACAGCATACTCGGGGCTCATGTAAATAAAGATGTATCTGCTGGCTCTCCGTTGACGATAGACATGGTTGAATTCGGGAGGGTTAAATAATGAGGGGGGCTACAGTTTTAATCACTGGCGGCACAGGGTCATTCGGAAAAGCATTTGTAAAACACATTTTGAATTTTGGATATGGCGTTAAAAAAATCATTGTCTTATCTCGGGATGAGCTCAAGCAATCGGAAATGGCTGTGGAGTTTAACAATGACGACAGGCTAAGGTTCTTTATTGGTGATGTCCGTGATAAAGATCGTTTAATTAGGGCATTTTACGGAGTGGATTATGTTATTCATGCGGCGGCTTTGAAGCGAATCGAGGTGGGTGAATATAATCCAGGAGAATTTCTGAAGACTAATGTGTTGGGTACACAAAATGTTGTTGAGGCGGCAATAACTTGTGGCGTCAAAAAGTGTATGTTACTGAGTACAGATAAAGCCTGTGCTCCAGTTAACACATATGGGAAAACAAAGGCGTTGGCTGAATCCCTTTTTGTTGCGGGCAATTCCTACTCGGGCATGAATTTGCCGAGATTTTCTGTTGTTAGATACGGTAATGTGCTTGGTAGCAGGGGTAGTGTAATCCACCTATTCAAGGAGCAAGCTAAAACCGGGACAATAAAGATAACAGATTTGGGAATGACTCGGTTTTGGATCACTCTCGACAGCGCAGTACAGTTTGTATTGGATTGTCTCTGCGTTATGAAGGGTGGAGAAATTTTTGTACCCAAACTCCCGAGTATGAGGGTTATGGACTTAGCTATGGCGATTGCCCCTAACACAAAAACCGAGGTGATTGGGGTTCGTCCGGGCGAGAAGATTCATGAGTATATGATAAACAAGGATGAATCCCGCCATGCTTTGGATGATATGTCTAGGTACATTATTTATCCAGAGTATCAATTTTGGGGGCAAACGGCCTATTCTGGAGTTCCTGTACCTGAAGGTTTTGAATACTGTAGCCATTTGAATGACGTATGGTTGAGCGTGAAGGAGTTGAAGGAGGTTGTTTCAAAAGATAAGGGGTTTGTGGTATAAGCAATCTCAATCGTTTAGGGCCACAATAATACAATTGGCTCGGAGGGCTATTTGGTCCCCAGTAAATTACGAGTCATTAGCCAAGGAGGGTTACGGTCAGAACGTATATGTATTTGCTTGCGTCAGGCAGATCGCTATGGCGGCTTCAGGAATCAACTGGGTGCTGTATCAAAAAGGAAAATCGTTGAAGGAGATCGAGAATCACCCTTTGATTGACCTGTTACAGAGACCCAATCCAGACCAGGGATTCAGCAGGTTCTTGGAGAATGTAATTGGCTATCTTATGTTGTCGGGCAACTCCTATATTGAGAGTGTATCTCCAACAACTGGTCCTCCGAGAGAGTTATATGTGCTGAGGCCAGATCGTATGAGGGTTATTCCTGGAAACTCCATACAGCCTGTGGCCGGATATGAGTACAGTGTAGGAATGAGTAAAGTTCCATTTGATGCGAAAACTGTGCTCCATTTGAAGTTGTTTAATCCGTTGGATGATTGGTACGGTATGTCGCCACTTCAGGCGGCGGCTCGGTCGGTAGATCAGAACAACGAGAGCAAAGCCTGGAACGTGGCTCTGTTGCAAAATTTCGCTCAACCTGCAGGAGTATTTAAGACAGAGCAAAACTTGGATGACGAGCAGTACAACAGGCTTCAGGGGGAGTTCAACTCCAAATATCCGGGGTCACCTAATGCTGGCAGGGCAATGTTATTAGAGGCAGGAATGTCCTGGGAAAGCATAAGTCTATCTCCAGCAGATATGGCTTGGATAGAGGGTCAAAAGTTGTCTGCTAGAGAAATCGCCATAGCGTTCGGAGTTCCTCCAGAGATGATTGGAGACAATACCAATAAAACGTATTCCAACTACCAAGAAGCCAGATCAGCATTCTATGAAGAAACGATATTGCCCCTGTTGGATTGGATTCGAGATGAGTGGAATAATTGGTTAGTTCCACTTTTTGGAGACAATCTCTATTTGGATTACGACCGGGATGATATTGAGGCACTTCAAGAATCTCGTGACGCCACTTGGGCCAGAGTTCAAAAATCTTGGTGGATAACACTCAATGAGGCAAGATCAGCTACTGGTTACGACGATGACCCAGATTTCGGCGACATGTATCAATGGCAGTTGAATCCAAAAGCTCCTTCTGCGGAAACAGAAACAAAAAGCAATTTCCCTTTTTAGGCGATGCCGCTGGTGACAGGGCGGCGTATTGGAAGGCATATGATTCTTCGAGAGAAGAATATGTGCCTTTTTTTCAGAAGTCAATCGCAAAAATTTTCAGGAGCGAATTGACTTTATTGAAACGTGCGATATTGGCCGGAGAAGAAATTTCTACAGCCATAAAAGACAAACCGTGGATGTTGATGTATTCTTCCTTGGCTTCAGAAATCGTGCCCCGATTCGCCCAAGATTCTTTTGATTCATTGATGCAAGTAAAAAGTAAATGGCTGGGTTGGAATGCTACTGCTAAAGTCTATGCCTTGGCGTATAGTGCTAAGTTTGTAAAAGACATAACTGATACAACCAAAAGCCAAATTCAAGGAATTTTAGACCAAGGCTATA